AGGCGGGCTTCTCTCCCCGGCATTTTTTCCCAAAAAGATAGGAGACGGCAACATGGCGCAAGCCGACACCATGTACACGATTCCCGAGCCCAAGATGCTTGAGCGGCCGGCGTCGGAGCTGCGACTCGAAGCGCTGCGCCTCGCGGTGCATGTGCACGAGAACATGGGCGCCGACCTGTCTATCACGTCGATGGCGAAGGTGTTCGCCAATTTCGTCCTCAACGGCAAGACGGCCGGCGAGTGATCGGCGTTGTCGCGTCGACCCTCGATCGGGCTGAGCGTGTTGCCCGTGAGCTGAACGTCGGGCGGCCCGTGCCGATGAGTGTGCGGTCGATCCTGCAGGGCCACGGCCGCGGGCTTCAGCTCGACACGGTGCTCGTCGACGAGTCTGCGTTGCCGCTGCGCGACGAGGTGCGCGCCACGCTCGCGCCTTGTTTGCATGCCCGCGGCGGTCGGATTCACGAGCTGCGCAGGATTGCGCAGTGACCCCAACCGTTGGACGGGTCGTCCACTATCACCGCGCCGGCCGGCCCGGTGCGCCCCCGCAGGCCGCGATCATCACCGATGTTGGGTCGGACCCAGGGGACGGCAGCATGCCGCCGGTGGTGCTCGCTGTGCTCGACTCGACGAACGCGTGTGTTCGTTTCTTGTCCGGCATGCCGTTCACTCACGTGCCGAAGCCTGGCACGTGGAGCTGGCCGCCGCGCGCGTAACCCATAGGTCTTGGCGCCCGACGTACCGCAGGCGCTCGGTCTGGCCCCACCGGTTGACATCAAACGGGGCCACATATGCGGGTAGCTCAATTCGGTAGAGCAGCGGTCTCCAAAACCGCCGGTTGCAGGTTCGAGTCCTGCCCCGTGTGCCAGGTGTGGTTGGTGGTTCGAGTCCACCTGCGGTTGCTGCCCGGTGTGCACGCCGGGAGCTGGCCCCTGAGTTCGCGCGACCAGGGCCGGTGCGGCAAGTCGTATAAGTCTCAATTGGGAGAGCTGCACCGTGAGTTTTCGAGATGGTGCCCGCGCGCGGATGGGTGCGGGTTGAACGGGAAGCCCACTGCGCCGCGTTCGCGTGCCGCGTGAAATCCCCGGCCGGATAACCACAAGCCGCCAGCCGCCGCGCGTGCCTCCTATCCCCGCGCGGCGGCTGGCCTTCCAAAGGGGGTGGTGTTCGTGGCTGCAAAGACGAGCGACCGCCTCGCCGAGCTGCGTAAGCTGCACAAACGCATCTCAACCGCGGTGTTCGATGAGGATACCCCGCCGCGCGACCTGGCCGCGTTGAGCCGGCGACTCATGGAAATCTCGAAGGAAATCGAGACTATCGAGCTGCAGCGCGTGCAGAACGGCGAGACGTCCGCGGACGTCCCCGCTGATGAAGCGTTCGACGGCGAGGATGTCTAGCCCGCGGCTGTCCGAGGTCGCACGCCACGTCATTAAGCCTGAAGGCATCGTGTCGACGTCATGGCCGTCTGTGCGGCATGAGTGCAACGTCAACATGGGCCTGTTCTTCGATCAGTGGCAAGACGACCTCGGAAAACTGGTTTGCGCCAAACGATCCGACGGTCTGTTCGCCGCCGACATGTTCGCCATGTCGGTTCCTAGGCAGACGGGAAAAACCTACTTCCTCGGCGCGCTGGTGTTCGCGCTGTGCAAGATGAATCCCGGCACAACGGTGATCTGGACGGCGCACCGCACGCGCACCGCGGCGGAAACGTTCAAGAGCATGCAGGCGCTGTCGATGCGCGAGCAGATCGCGCCGCACATCGCGCAAGTTCTGACCGGCAACGGCAAAGAGGCCGTGCTGTTCACCAATGGTTCGCGAATCCTGTTCGGCGCCCGTGAAAAAGGCTTCGGTCGCGGCTTCGCGAAGGTCGATGTGCTGATTTTCGATGAGGCTCAGATCCTCACCGAGAACGCGATGGACGACATGGTGCCGGCGACGAACGCGTCACCAAACGCGCTGATCCTGTTGGCTGGCACGCCGCCGAAGCCAACAGATCCGGGTGAGGTGTTCACGAATCTGCGGCTTGAAGCGATCGGCGGCGAGTCAACCGACGTCGGCTATGTCGAAATTTCGGCTGACGAGGACGCCGACCCTGACGACCGGTCGCAATACCCCAAGATGAACCCAAGCTACCCGCATCGCACGTCTTTGCGGTCGATCCTGCGCATGAAGAAAGCGCTGTCGGTCGACAGTTTCCGCCGCGAAGCGATGGGCATTTGGGACAAGGTTTCGGTTCACGCGCAGGTGATCAAGCCGACGCGGTGGCGCGAAATGGCTGACGAGCTTGGGCCTGACGCGGGAATCAAGCCGGACGCGCTTGGTATCGACATGTCCCACGGCCGCCAAATTTCTGTCGGCGCGTGCTGGAAGCTGTCGGACGGCGACGGTGACGAATGGCGCCACATCGAGCAGGTGTGGGCCGGTGCGGATGCGGACGCGGCTATCGACTGGATAGTCGAGCGGGCCGGCAGGCGCATCCCGGTCATCATCGACGGTGCATCACCGGCGGCTGCGTTGGCGCCAGAGTTGAAGTCGCGCAAGGTCAAAGTTCGGATCACCAGCGCCGGTGATATGGCGAAAGCGTGCGGCCTGGTTGTGGCCGGCGCGGACGGTGACACGTTGACACACGGCGATCAGGACGCGATCACTGACGCGCTGAAAGGCGCGAAGAAACGGCCGATCCGCGACGCCGGCGGCTGGGGCTGGGACCGCCGCGACCCGGAGTCAATCATTCATCCACTTGTCGCCGTGACGCTCGCACTGCTGGGCGCTGTCGACGCACCCCGCCGAACCAGCGGCGGCGCAATGTTCGCCTGAGAGGGGGCGCAGTGATCCCGCTGTTCATCGAACCGAAACGGGCGCCGGCTGACGACGAGTTCCAGGACGAAGAGTACGAAGGTCGGTTGTCGGACAGGCAAATCGGCGACTTGGTCCAAAAGATGTACACGTTGCATCTGGAAGAGCGCGGAAAGCTTGACCGGATTTACGAGTACGTGAAAGGTCGGCGCGGAACCCCGAAGGTGCCGGAAGAGGCTAGCGACGAGGTCAAGGACATCGCGAAGCTCTCGATCAAGAACGTGCTTCGGCTGGTGCGCGACTCGTTCGCTCAGAACCTCAGCGTTGTCGGCTACCGCAATCTGTCAGCGCAGGAAAACGACCCGGCGTGGTCCGACTGGCAGCGCAACCGTATGGACGCCCGGCAGGCCGAGGTGCACCGCCCGGCTGTGCAGTACGGCTGCGCGTATGTCACCGTGACTCCCGGCCCTGACGGGCCGGAATGGCGCACCCGGTCACCGCGGCAGTTGTTGGCGGTTTACGACGATCCGGTGTTGGATGCGTGGCCGCAGTTTGCCCTCGAAACGTGGGTTGCGCAGAAGGATGCCAAGCCGCACCGCCGCGCGGTGCTCTACGACGAGCGGTACATGTACGAACTCGATCTAGGCGAGATCCCTGTTGTCGGTTCGGGTAACGGTGAGACGGCGAGCAAGCCGATCACGGTTCGTGAAGTCACCGACGTCATTCCGCATGGCGCTACCGATAATGGCAAGCCGGTGTGCCCGGTTGTGCGGTTCATCAACGACCGTGACGCCGACGACATGATTGTCGGCGAGATCGAGCCGCTTATCGGCATGCAGATCGCTATCAACTACGTGAACTTTGACCGGATGTTGGTGTCGCGGTTCGGCGCGACACCGCAGAAAGTCATCTCCGGTTGGACTGGCAGCAAAAACGAGGTGCTGAGGGCATCGGCGTTGCGGGTCTGGACGTTTGAAGACCCGGAGGTTAAGGCGCAGTCGTTCCCGCCGGCGTCGTTGGAGCCGTACAACGCGGTGCTCAACGAGATGGTGCAGCACGTCGCGATGGAAGCGCAGATCAACCCGTCGACGGTCACCAGCATTTCGAATGTGTCCGCGGACGCGTTGGCTGCGTGCGAGCACAACATGCAGCTGAAGTTGACGAACAAACGTGAGTCGTTCGGCGAATCGTGGGAGCAGGTGTTGCGGCTGTCGGCCGCAATGGGCGGCGACACAGCAACGGCCGACGATGTTCGCGCGGAAACGATCTGGCGGGACACGGAGGCGAGGACGTTCGCCGCGGTGGTCGACGGTGTTGTGAAGCTCGCGCAGCAGGGCGTGCCGATCGAATACCTGCTGCCGTTGGTTCCTGGCATGACACAGCAGCTCATTCAGGCGATTAAGGAAGCGATGCGTGCCGGTGGTGCGCAGAAACTCGTCGACAGGATCCTTGCAACGCCGCCTGGGCCGCCACCTGCTGGCCCACCTGTCGAGAAGGTGCTCGCCGAGGTGGGCGCGGACATAGACGGGGGTGGCGGCAATGGTGGAGGCGGTGCCGGAGTTTCAGGGGACGTTGACGCGGCTTAGTGAAGAGGCTGGCGGCGCGGTTGACCGGTTGGTGTCGAATCTCGGCGGGCTGACGAAAGCTGAAGGCCTGTCGGTGGTCACCGATGTCTATCCGAAGTTGATTGCACCGTTCCTGGGTGCCGCGAATGACCTGACGGCGCAGTGGTACAGCGAGCAGAAAGCGGCGCCGTCCTCTACCGGTTTCGTGGTGGAACCGGCGGCGCTGCCGCCGGTCGACCAGCTCGCGGCGTCGGGCCGGTGGGCGGTGCTGCAGAGCGAACCGGCTACTGCGTTGAGAGGTTCGGCTACTCGGGCTGTTTTCGACGCGTCACGGCGCACGGTGGTGGACAACGTGGCGCGTGAACCGGGCGCGAGGTGGGCGCGGCATGCGTCTGCGAACGCCTGCAGTTTCTGCCGCATGCTGGCGACCCGTGGTGGTGTGTACACGAGCGCTGAGGCGGCCGGCGGGGTGGCTGGCCGCGGCGTCGATCTGACTGTCGCTGACCGCCGCATGATCGCTGGCGGGCTGATGAGCCGCGATGAGGCTGTCGAGCGGCGCAGTGTGTACCGCAGTGAACACCAGGCCGCGAAGTACGGCGCGGCGGTCGGCGATAAGCGTGTCAGCATCGGTCGGACCCGCGGAACCCGGAAGCTGGGGGAGCGGTACCACGATCATTGTCACTGCATCGCAGTGATGGTGCGGCCGGGCGACGTGTACGACCCGCCCGACTACGTCAAGCAGTGGGAGCAGGACTACATCGACGCTGTCACAGCATCGAAGGCCGCTGGCAACACCACGGGCGAACACGGCGCGATCGACCTGAAATCGGTTCTTCGCGAGATGGACTCCATTGAGCGTGTGAGGGTCGAGAAGCGAGCTATCGGCGATTGGCTTGACGCCGAGTTTGTGCACAACAATGCTGTCGAGTATTACCGGCGCGTAGACGACGAACTGGCGAAACCGTTCGGCGGCAAGGCGGATGCGCCTGCGAAACCGAAGCGTGGCCGTAAGCCGAAACGCACCCTCGACGACGTTGAGCGGGACATGGGCGCGGCGCTGGAAGCTGGCGATGACGCGCTCGTCGACAAGCTCGCTAGCGAAATGGAACGGATCGAGCGCCGCGAGCAGGCAGCAGCGGCGAAGGCCGCTGAGCGGGAGGCTGCGAAGCAAGCGAAAGCCGCTGCGGCCGAGGCTGAATTACGCGCGAAGCATGACCGTATTTTCGAGCTGATCGAGGCTGGCGAAGACCCTGACGTCGCCGAGGCTGAAGTTATGGGCGTTTCGCTCGATTCGGTTCGGCGCCGCAATTTCATGCGCGACGCGCAGGCTGAAGGGCACGCCGGCGACACGTTCACGAAGGTGCTCAAGCAGAAGTATTACGCGCTGGTCAATGAGGCTTACCAGGCCGCCGAAAATGCGACCCGCGGGGTGATGATCAAACGCAAGTTTGACGGTAAGATCGACCCCACGTCACTGTGGTCAATGTCGGAACGCGATGCGCGCAAATACATGTCGGAGGAAATGGCAGCATGGTTCGACCAGCATGGCCGTCTGACTTTCATGGCGTACCGGCAATCGGTTCTCGACGGCACGACGCATTGGCGCAATCCGATGACTGAGGACTATCTGCAGTGACCGGCAAAGAGGACGCGATCGCCGCGTGGCGTGAGGGCCGCGCGGCGACGCCGGGCGCCACAAACCCGCATGCAGGTGCCGGCCAGTTGGCCCGCATGTGGATGCTCGGCTATAAGGCCATGCTATTGAACCGGCTGACGAATTCGCCGGCCCGGCAGTCGTTTCTCGCTGCGCAAGCAGCGGAGGATGCTGACTAGCACTTTGACTGCACCGCTTTTGCGGTGACAGTTGCCCACGTCTCGGTGACGTGGGCTTTTTTGTATCCAACTACCGCGTCGAACCGTCGTTGACGGCTGCCCGCGTTACGACGCCGCGGGCGTGTTTCGGCCGGGTTGTGCGTCGGTCCTACTCCGATGGAGGAAACCCAAAGATGCCCGATGACGTGACCGAAAACCCGGTCGAAATCAGCTCCGCCGACGGCGACGGGGGCACCCCGAAGACGTTCACGCAGGCTGAACTTGACCGCATCATCAACGAGCGTCTCGACCGGGAGCGGTCGAAGTACGCCGGATTCGACGAGTTCAAGTCGAAGGCCGAGCAGTTCGACGCCATCAAGGACGGCGAGAAGACGGAACTGCAGCGCGAACGTGAAGCTCGCGAGGCCGCTGAGAAGCGGGCCGAAAAGGCTGAGTTCACGGCGCTGCGCGATCGGATCGCCACGGCCAAGGGCGTGCCGGCCGCGTCACTCACGGGCACGACAGAGGAAGAGCTGACCGCGTCGGCGGATCAACTGATCGCGTGGCGTGACGCGAACGCCCCCAAGCCGCCGGAGCCCAAGCCGCGGCGCAACCCGGCTGGCAATGGCGGTGGGCTGAAGTCCGGCGCGACGGGTGCGGGCGGTGACGTCGTCGACAAGAAGGAACGGGCGGCTGCAGCGTTGCGTGAGCTGCGCGGCAACAGCTAACCGCTGACCCGGCGGTGCCGCCGCGCGCCGCTGATCGAAAACAACTGAATAACAACTGAATAGGAGGTCGGCACATGGCCGACATTACGCGCAACGATGTTGCGACCCTCATCCAGGAGGCTTACGCCGATACCCTCCTGGCCGCGGCGAAGCAGGGCAGCACTGTCCTGTCCGCGTTCCCGACCGTCAACATGGGCACCAAGACCACGCACCTGCCGGTGCTGGCAACCCTGCCCGAGGCTGGCTGGGTTGGCGAGTCCGCGACCGCCGCAAGCGGTGTGAAGCCGCAGAGCAAGGTCACGTGGGCTGACCGTGTGCTGGTGGCCGAGGAAATCGCCGTCATCATCCCCGTGCATGAGAACATCATCGACGACGCGACTGTCGCGGTGCTGACCGAGGTCGCGGAGCTGGGCGGGCAGGCGATCGGCAGGAAGCTCGATCAGGCCGTCATGCTGGGCATCGACAAGCCGGCCTCGTGGGTTTCGCCGGCGTTGCTGCAGGCCGCCACCGCTGCCGGGCAGGTCGCTCAGGTTGTCGACGGTACCGCCAACCCGAACGACCTGGTGGGTTGCTCCAACCAGGTCGCGGAGCAGATCGCGACGGCTGGCTGGGCGCCTGACACGCTTGTGTCGTCCTTGGCGCTGCGTTACCGGGTCGCGAACGTCCGTGACGCCAACGGTTTCCCGATCTTCCGTGACGAGTCGTTCAACGGCTTCCGCACGTTCTTCAACAAGAATGGCGCGTGGGCTCCCGAGTCGGCGACGGCGCTGATCGCCGACAGCTCGCGTGTGCGCATCGGCGTCCGTCAGGACATTCAGGTCAAGTTCCTCGACCAGGCCACGCTGGGCACCGGTGAGAATCAGATCAACCTCGCGGAGCGCGACATGGTGGCGCTGCGTCTGAAGGCGCGCTACGCCTACGTGCTGGGCAACTCGGCTACCGCGATGGGCGCGAACAAGACCCCGGTCGGCGCCATCTTGCCGGCCGCCGAAGGCGACGGGGAGTAACCACCGGTGCACTACGTGCACAAAGTGACGGGCGTGGCTGTCGACATGTCTCCGGGCACGTTGATGGCCGCGTTCGTCGCGGGTGACGACAACTGGACCGAATGCACTGGCTTGCGTGACTGGCTCACAGCGGAGAAGGCGTGGCGGGCCGACGTCGAGGCGTGGCTTACAGCGGAGAAGGCGTGGCAGGCCGACGTCGAGGCGTGGCTCACAGCGGAGAACGAAGACGAGGGGGTGCACGATGCTGGCGACACTGGACGACCTCAAGAAAGCGTTGAAAGCGCTGAGGCGGCCGGAGCTGGCCGAAAGCCTGGCGGCGGAAGACGTGGCCGACCTGCTGGAACAGGCAAGCGACCTCGTGGCCGGGTACCTGGACCCGTCGCCGGTGCCGGACCCGATTCCGTCGGCGATCACGCGGGTGACAGCGGAAGCGGCGGCCCTGTCGCTGATCCGGCCGACGGACATCCCGGCGGAAGCGCAGACGCTCCAAGCTGACGGGTTTGGGGTGACGTTCGCCGTTGGCGGCAACTCACCCGGCCCGTACTTGACAGCGGCGCTGAAGCTTCGGCTGAAGCCATACCGGTCGGGCATGGTATCCGTTCCGATGAGCAGTGAGCGGTACTGATGGGGTTCTTTCCGACACCGCACAAGGTGCTGCACACGGAGACCGTTGTTGTCGGAGAGAACGCTGCCGGTCAGCCGCTCACAGAGCCACGAACCCGCGAACGGTGGGTGTCGAGCCTGCGGAAGCGTGTCAACGATCCCGCCCGGCCGCCAGAACTGGACGGACGGGTGACCGTCGAGTATTCGATGGCAACACCTGAATCTGACTGGGCGCATGGCGATCTGGTGGAGGACGAGCACGGCCGACGATTCACGGTGCACGGCGACGTCGAGGATTACAACCTTGGTCCGTTCGGGTTCAAGCCCGGCTACATCGTGATTCTGCGGGAGGTGGTGAACCGTGGGCCGATTGGTATTCCCGCGCAGTGAACATGCCGCTATACGTCGGTCGGAAGCTGTTCAACAGGTGCTCAAGCGGGCGGCGGACGATGACGCGAAGCAGGCCGGTGCGATCGCAGGCGACCCCGACGGCTACAGCACCGATGTGACGGTCGGCACCGATCGTGCGCGTGCGCACGTATGGCCGTCCACATCGGAAGCGTACCGGGCGGAAGTGAAAACCGCGCCGCTCATGCAGGTTGCGGCTCAACACGGGCCGCAGACGTGACGGTGCTCGTGCCGCCGGTCGGTCCGGTCACCGCGGCCCGCCGATACCTGCTCGACGAGCTGGCTGTGCGGGGGAACACGCTGCCTGTCGGCATGTCCCCGCCGACCGGCACTCCAACGTCGTACGCGTTGCTGTCGCGGCCGGGCACCAACAAGACACCGTTTCTGGGTCACTACCTGATTCGGGTACGGGTGTTCGACCGCGACGTTGTGCGGATCGAACGCAACGCTGATCTGCTGCACGGGCTGATGCTTGCCGCTGTGCACCGCAAGGTGACCGTACCCGGTGAGGGTTCCGTGTGGATTACCGCCGCGACGCATCACTATGGCCCGGCAGAACTCGACGATGAGGACGTGCCGTTGTTCGGCATGCAGTCGGCCGTGTTCTGGACGATCGGCCTCAAGCCGCCACGCGGGTAGCGCGCGGCTAATCACATCCAACACAACTGAATAGAGAAAGAAATGACTGCTCCCGTAGAGCCGACGTCGTGGGGCGACGTCTCCAAGGTGTTCGCGGCGTCGCCGTCCGACCTTGAAACCGTCGGCGGCCTGTGGTACGCGCCGTTCGGCACGCCGCTGCCGACGGATGTGGACGAGCCGCTGCATGCCAGCTTCAAGAACCTCGGTTTCATTTCCGCCGACGGTGTCTCGATCAAGTTCGACGACCAAACCAAGCCGATCGAGGTGTGGGGCGGCGACGAGATCGGGCAGCTTCGCGACAAGTTCGCGATCGAGTACAGCATGAAGCTGTTCCAGGTGCTTTCGCCGGAAGTGAACGCCGCGATCTGGGGCGACGGCAACGTTTCGACCGCCGCGGCCACCCAGACGCACGGTGCGCGGATGAAGGTGTTCATCAACTCCAAGCTGCCGAAGCGATGCACGCTGGTGCTCGATTCGGTATACGAGGACAAGATGATCCGGCAGGTTGCGCAGTGCGCGCAGAAGTCTGGCCTGGCTGACCTCAAGCTGGTGCACAACGAGCCGATGGCGTTCGAGCCGACGTTCAAGGTGCTGAAGGGCACTGACGGCAACCACGTCGTGCAGTACAGCGACGACGGTGTGATCGCCGTCTGACGCACCGCATCTGCGGTTTCTGACCAACACCCCGCGCGTTTAATCCTGGTGGGCGCGCGGGGTGTTCACCAGGTTTTCACACCAGGGAACACACCAGGAGAGTGCAATGTCCAAGAGCAAGAACGAAGAGCTGACTGTCGACGACACCGACGTCGAAGAGCTGGCCGCCGAAGAGGCGGCGCCGACTGTCGATCCGGTCGTCGAAGAGTGGGCCGGTGACTACGAGCCGGGCAGCGAGTTGTTCTGCGCAACGTTCGACGCAGACGACTTCGACCCGGAGTTCGCTGTCGGCGACTACGGGGACGGCACCACCCTCGCGGTGCGCCGCTGCCCGTCGAAGCCCACCCCGGGCTGGATCCGCCGGCACAAGCACCTCGGCGACCTTGAGCGCACTTTCGCGCTGATCGAACAGCACGCGTCGGACCGTGCGCTGGACATCCTCGACAGTCTCACCTCGGAGAAATGGGATGAGTTCGTTGAGGCGTGGGGCCGGGATGGTGGTCTGATCGAGGGAAAATCGCGCAGATCTGCGCGGCGGCGCGGCAGGTAGAGGACGCCATTCGACGCGACCTGATCGTCGTCGGGCGTGAGTTCGACGACGGGTCGCTGTCGTGGGATGACCTGTACGCGTTCATCTTCGCGGCACCACCCGGCACGGCGGTGTTTCATGCCGTCGAAAAAGGATGGCTAACAACTGATTATCTGATTGCGCATCTGATTGATGCGCAGCGGATCAACAACTGGCAGGCCACCGAAGGTGCGCACGCCAATCCGCCTCGCAACATTCCCGAGCCGTTCCCGCGGCCGGGTGACGAGGCGAAGAAGAGTGATCGTGGTGTCGTGTCGGCCGGATTGCATGCGGCGACGAAAACCACGGTCGGCAAGTTCCTGGCTATGCGCGCGGAACGCGCGAAGCGCTGGCTGGAACGCAAAAACAAGTAACACGGAAGGGCGCTGGCGTGGCCGAAGCGAAGTACTACCTTACGATTCTGCCGGAAACGCGAGAGCTTGAGGCGGGCATCCGCACCGCTGCGGAGCGCGCCGGCCGCGGGCTGGTCGTTACGCCACGCTTCGACACGACCGGCGCCGCCCGTGCCGGACAGACCGCTGGCCGCGACATCAACCGCGGAATCGGTTCGTCCAATGTGGGCGAAGGGTTGGGGGCACGTGTCGCGCGCAGCCTCGGCGACGGGACGAGCATCGGCCGCAACTTCGGTAGTCGGATGGCTTCCGGCATGGACAGCGCAATGTCGGTTGCTGGCGGTGTGGTGCTCGGCAACCTGGTCACGAAAATCGGCGGCGCGGTTTCGGGTGCATTCAGATCGGCGCTGCAAGGCGGGTTTTCGCGCCTGACGTCGATCGACTCGGCGCAGTTCAAACTCAAGTCGCTCGGCCATGAGGCGCAGGCGACCGCCGACATCATGAAAGACGCGACCGCCGCGGTGAAGGGCACAGCGTTCGGCCTCGACGAGGCAGCGAACACCGCCGCGTCGGCTGTGGCTGCCGGGATCAAGCCCGGCCAAGACTTGACGCGTTACCTGTCGTTGACTGCGGACGCGGCGGCCATCGCCGGCGTGAGCATGTCCGAAATGGGTTCGATCGTCAACAAGGTGCAGACCAGCGGCAAGGCGTACACGATGGAGCTGACGCAGCTCGCCGACCGTGGCCTGCCCATTTTCCAATGGCTGCAAGAAGAGTACGGCGTCACCGGCGAAGAGCTGTCGAAGATGGTCGCCGACGGCAAGGTCGATTCGGCGACGTTTCAGCGTGTCATCGAAAAGAACATCGGCGGCGCCGCGAAAGGCATGGGTGGTAGTTTCCTCGGCTCTATCGCCAACATGAAGGCGGCGATGAACCGATTCGGCGCCGAACTGCTCGCGCCGGTGTTCAAGGGAATTCAGCCGCTCGCCGGTGGTTTCACGACCGTCATGGACCAGGTCACCGCAGGGATCAAGGCCCCGATGGGGCAGATAACGGACCTGGCGGGCAAATGGGCTGAAGTCATGGCGCAACGCATGGTGGCGTGGACTGAGGGCGGCGGACTGACCCGCATTACCGACTTTCTGTCACGCATCGGCAACGCGATCCGCGACATTTCGTCCGGCAACGCCAGCGGCCAGTTCGGGCAGATCGTCGAAATGTTCAAGGGCATCGGTCCGGCGATGTCGGCGGCCGGGTCGTCGTTCGCGACGATCGGGCAGACGCTTGCGCGCATCGGACCTGAAGTTTTGACGTCAGTTCTGGTGCCAGGGTTGCAGGTGACCGCTGGGGCGCTGAAGTTCCTGGCGGATAATGCATCTTGGGCGGTGCCGACTCTCGTCGGGCTGCGCGTTGCGCTGGCGGCGCATGCGGTTGTAGCTGGCACTGTAGCTGTCGCAACGAATGCGGCAGGGATCGCGACGAAGGTTTGGGCGGGCGTGACGAAGGTGGCGACCGCCGCGCAATGGCTGTGGAATGCCGCGCTGGCGGCTAACCCAATGGTCTTGATCGTTGCGGGTGTGGTTGCGGCCGGTGTGGCGATCTGGGCATTCTTCACTAAAACTGAGACTGGCCGCAAGCTTTGGGAAAAGATCTGGACCGGAGTTAAGGCCGTCGCGTCGAGCGTGTGGGACTGGCTCAAATCGACGTGGCAATCCGTGTGGAACACGATTAGCCCGACGCTCAGCCGGATCGGGGAACTTGCCCGCGCCGGGTTCTCGGCGCTGGGCGCCGCGATCAAATCTGTTTGGCAGTTCATCCAGCCGGCGGTCGCTGCGTTCGGACGGTTGTACGCGGCGGTGCTGCGGTTGCAGTTCAACGTCGTTGTGGCTGCCTTCCGGGTGCTCGGCAATGTGATTGCTTGGCTGTGGCGCAATATCGCCGTGCCGGCGTTCTCAGCGATCGGTGCGGCGGCGTCTGCCTTGTGGTCAGCTGTCGGTGTCGTGTGGGATTTGTTCACGGCAGCACTGCGCGGCGTCGGCAACGTGATCGGCTGGTTGTGGCGCGAGGTGGGTGTGCCTGCGTTCGATGCGATCAAGGGTGCCGTTCAGGCGTTCTGGCAGTTCGCTCAGCCGGTGTGGGATTTGCTGACTGCTGCAATCGACAAGATCGGCGACAGGCTGGCTGTTGTCCGGGATGTGTTCGTCACGGTGTTCGGCAAGATCAAGGACGTCGTCAAGGACGCATGGGACTCGGTCGGTGGGATCTTCGACAAGATCACCGGCGGAATCAACAAGGTCGCGGATTGGTTCGGGGGCGTTGGCGGTGGCGCGAACGGTGGCACCGTCGGCGGTGGCCGCGTGCTGCCCGGTTACGCAACGGGCGGTCGTATCAGTGGGCCGGGCACCGGCACGAGCGACAGCATCCTTGGGTTCCCGGCGATGGTGCGGGTAGCTAACGGCGAGTTCATCACGAACGCGGCGGCGACTGCGCGCAACTTGCCGCTGCTGCAGGCAATCAACGCGGGCCGGCCGGCCGATGAGCTGATGAGACTGTTGCCCCGCTACGCGTCCGGTGGTTTGACGGCGCACACGAGCGGTGTTCGTGACTACATCTCGCAGGCGTTCGGAATCGGCGACATCGGTGGCTGGCGGCCGGAAGACGGGTACGGCGAGCACAGCACGGGCAACGCGCTCGACGTGATGATCCCGAACTGGCAGTCGGCCGAAGGGCAGGCGCTCGGCAATCAGATCACCGGATGGGCGCTGAAGAACGCAAGCGCTCTCGGTTTGACTGGTGTGATCTGGCGGCAGGCCAGCTATGGCTACGGGAACGGGTTCGACGGCACAGGCAAGCCGATGGAGGACCGCGGCAGCCCAACGCAGAACCACATGGACCACGTTCATTTGTTCATGAACAACGCGCCCGATCCGAGTGTTTCGCTGGTCGGGCCGTCGGTGTCCCCGCTCGGCGGCAGCTTGAGCGGCAGCGGATCGTCTGGCTCGGTGAGCAGCGCCGGTGGTGGCGGTTCGTACCGGGCGGCGACGTCTGCTGAGCTGACCAGTTCGTCGAACAAGGTCGACAGTGCCCGCACATCCGCGAAGAACGCCGACCAGTCGGTTGACGATGCGCAATACCGGGTGAAGAAGGCTGAGCAACGTCTCGCTGAGGCGCAAGCCAAGGGAAAGGGCGTTGAGGATGCTGACCATAGCCTCATGGTTGCCAAACGTGAGCTACAGGACGCGATCGAGCGGCAGGCGAAGGCGCACGACAAGCTAACTGAAGCGGAGAACGCTGACACGGAGCTGCGCACCAAGGGGAAGGTGAGCAAGTCGGGCGGCGGATCGTCGAGCGAGGGCGGCCTGTCGGGTGCGGACTTCGGCAAGACGTTCGTGTCTGGTGTGTTGGAGTCGATCGGTCTCGACGGGTCGTTGTTCTCCAATCCGCTTGAGTGGCCGACAGTCAAGTCCCTGATGGCTGGTATCAACTTCGCCGGTGGGCTGTTGTCCGGCGGGGGTGGCGGTGATCAGGCGGCCGGCGGTGGTGGTTTCGCTGACGGTGTGGCTGAGAGCACCGGCCTGGGTGGCGTGTTTAAGGCGCTCAGCGGTGGTGAGCAGGCTTTCACCGCGGAGTCCGGTTCGCCGAAGTTGGCGCCGGGAGAGTTCAACCCGGCTGTCGCCAACAACGCGACGTCGGTTGCGGGCAGCGCGGCCGATGCGTTGAGCGCGTTTCTGCCGGCCGTGCACACCGGGCAGGGTAATGCGCCTGGGCCGGTCGACAATTCGATCACGATCAACAACCCGGTCGGCAGTATGCCGCAGCCGTGGCGCGATCAGGTGCACGCAGAGCAGAACGCGCGCACCCGAACAACGCATGTGCGATAACCGCTGAGCATTCCGGCGGGTCACCGTGAGCTGGTGGCCCGCCGGAATGCCGCGCGGCACAACTGAATAGAGGGCTTTGTGTCTGGGCTTCATGATGATTGGTGGCTGGACCCACCGAAGTATCCGCTGGACGCCGAGGGCAACCCGATCTATGCCGAGGAGAATCCGGCGCATCCGTCTTGGCGGAAGCTGACCAACTGGCATGACTTGGGTGTCAACGGCGAGTATCTGCGGTCAGAGCAGACGAAATGGGTGTACATCCACCCGTCGAACAACAAGCTGTGGCGACTAGCCGGCCCGGGCCGAGGCCGTGAAGGTGTGGTGCTGGCGCGTGACCTTGAAGGTGTCATGCAGCCGGACTTTGAGCACCGATACAGCGAAGGCGCGTACGTGGTCGGCGCGACGCGTGAGCGCACCGACTACAAGAAGCGTGTCATCAACCTTGGTGTGCACATCCAGCCGAACGGCAACGCTGAGCGACCGGAAGATGCTAACCCGTTCTCGTACCGGCTGATTGAGGGCTCCTGGTGGTCTTCGTGGTCGAAAACGGTGCCCGGGTTCCTCGGTTCGTTCACGCGCACGCACGGCTGGCGGTGGCTGGCGGTGATTCTCGGTGAGACGACGAAGACGTCGATGGCGATAGACCCGACCGGTAACGGCAACAACACGATGCTTTGGAACATGTCGCTGCATGCGCCGTGGCCGTTCTACAGCAAGCGTGCGCTGACCCGAGTGTGGGAAGCGACGCTAGATGGCGTGGTCGCTGGTGACGGCCACGCGGCGGGTGTTGTGTCGATCGCGAACCGCGGCACGTGGGAATCGTGGCCGAAGTTCATCGTGCGCGGCACAGGTGAGGCGTCGGTGCAGGACGGCATCGGCGGCCCAATGGTGAAGCTGCCCAAGCTGTACGACAGCGACGGCTCTTACATGCTCGTTGACACCGACCCGACGAAACGCACGGTCACGACCGAAAAAGATCCGGTCGACAATCAGACGTACAAGTTTCTGCGCAACTCGCAGCTTCTCGACCTGCTGCTGCATGACGTCACCGCGGCGCGCCTGCCGGCGCAGCGCCGCATCCCGGGCGGTATCGGTTTCAGCAACAAAATCCCGCCGCAGACTGTCGCGCACCTGAAGGTGACGCACACAAACCCGTATGGGTCTATCACGTGCATCATGCCGCAGAACTACGAGATGGCGTGGGCATAGCACTGCGACATTTGTTCGCACACAACTGAATAGAGGGGGCGCAATCTTGACTGTTCCCAACCTCGCGGACGTGCTGCCTGTTATCGACGGGCCGCCCGATCCTGTGAAGTCACCGCTGGCCGCGTACCGGTACCTGGACGCGCGCCGGCAGGTGATCGACGAAGAGGCGCGGGCGAAACCGCTGATCCGCCTGTGGGACAAACACATGCGTTACATCGGCACCGTCGCTGCTGAGAAGTCTGTCGACGCCGAGGAAATGCTGCACGACACCGGGCAGGGCGACATCGTTCTACGCGGCGACGACTGGCTGGTCGAGTTCCTGCGCAGCGACGTCCGAAAAGACGAGGATCTGCACGTCACGATCGACCCGTATCCGAACCGCCGCAACTGGCGGTGGCGGTGGAACGCGAAGGTCACGAACGTTCGCGTGAAGCGCGACGAGAACGGCATACGCACGGTCACGCTGCAGTGCGCGCACAACCGTGAGCATTGGAAACACCTGTATTTCGGCGCCACGCCGTTCAGCGCGCCGGAAGTGCAGCCGATCCGTGCGTGGCTGCGCATCGCCAACACGCGAACGGCGATCGCTGAAACCGGGTTCCTCAACTTGGCGCGCAACTACTGGCCGTTGCTGGCTCTGCCGGCGCAGGTCATGAACCCGGGCGCGTGGACGGGTGAGGCGTCAAACCTGTTGAACCTCAACCCGTTGAACTGGCCTGTGCAAATGCAGTTCGTCAACGCGTTCATCGACCAGTCGCGGTTGACGGTGCTCATGGCGCGGTGGTCGAACGCGCACGACGTCACCGAGTCGATGCTGCGGTCATCCGGCTGCAACGTGCGCGCGTACTGCTGGCTCACCGAGGATGAGGACAGCCCGCACCCCGAACTGGCTGCACTGGTCGGCGAGAAGCTGGCACGACCAACGCGCAACTGCATTGTGCTTGCCGTTGAGGACAATTCGGGTGTCACCGGCCCGACAGGCACGGCGCTTGACGGCGCGTTGGATCTGATCGCAGCGACCGGTGACAATCTGATCACGGAAACGCTGATTCCGATAGATCGGGACGGCGACGGTGTGACCGACCCGTTTATCCGCAAGATTCTCGGTGTCGCACCGAAGGTTCCCGACATTACGTTCAGGGACACGGAGTATTCGCAGATCATTTCGTCGGAGCACAGTATGTTCCGCGCGAAAGCCGGCAAGATTCTTACCGGAGGTAAGTCGCCTGGCTGGGTCTGGCCCCCCTTGGGAAACTGAGGGGGGCCGGACCCAGCGAGGGTCATCTGAGTTAATCAAACTCAAACATTTCTGATCAAATATGCGCTCAGCCAGTTGTCGCAGGCAATTCAATATTACGCCGGATATTACACCGGATCGTATGAAACGCCATTAACTGCTGGCCTCGAGGAAATGTATCAGGGCCAATTTGACAATATGCTTTTGGCCTATATCCAGGCTACCGACCCGCTGCGTGTTAGCAGGTCAGGGCCGTATGGGTATCTCGAACATTTCGAGCAAGGTAGCGGTTCCGCGTACACAGTCAGCTCCGCAATGACTTTGCGGGAAGGTCACCATAAGACACGCGCATACCAAGCATTTAAGGTCGCGATTCGTAATGGCGGGCCGCATACGCTTTATTACGACTACGACCTTGGTACGCGTTGCCACTTCGAGATTGACGGCATTCTGCATACCGATCAGATCAGTGCACTGCGTCTGCATTACGACGAGACGACACCGAAAACCTTTGACCTCACCATCGGCGACGACACCGAGTCACAAAACCCGCTCGCGCAAGTTACGCGTGACGCGGCGATGTTGTGGAACGCCGTCGCGATGCTCTTCGGATCAGGAGACCTGTTTTAGATGGAACTGCAGCACATGCCTGCACCGCCGAAAATTCCGGAACGGCAACACGATCCACTGTCGGACGCGATGTACGACATTGCGGAGGCACTGCAGTACCCGCAGGACAGCCGCGGCCGTACGTACGACGTCCGGTATCTCATCCCGATTCTGTCGTTTCACCTCGCGCGGGCCGGCGCGGTGATCGACCCGGATCGGGCGATCATCCGCAAGCAAGCCGTGCCACCCCCCGACGAGATTGCCGGATCCGGTCTCGCCGAAGGGTGGGACGCGGTCAGGTGGGTGCACCCCGACGAGCCGCAAACCGTCGAGGACGAACTGCGCGGCGCCACGCTCGACGACCTTCCGCGACTGTCCGCAGAAGCTCGGGCCGAATTCCTGCGACGCGCAGGCGGCGAACCCAAGCCGCCGGCGCCGCAGCCGATCACAGATGTCGACCTTGACGCGCGCGCCCCGTGGCACGTCGAGACGTCGATTCACTTCGACGAGGACGAGGGGTCTACCGAATGACGAAGATCGCAACGACCGGCGACGCGGTCCTGTTGTTCCAGAAGCTCATGAACACCGCGTGGTACGGCATCATGGGCGACGGCACCACGCCGGCCGGTTTCGCCGCCACGATGGAAGCGGTTGACGACGAAGCTGTCATCACGTTCGACGTCCTGAAGGGCGACAAAGGCGAGAAGGGTGACCCGGCGCCACTCGTGGATCTGCAATGGCCGCCGCTGGAACAGCCGGCCGACCTCGACCAGTTCCGCGACGAGCTTGGGCCTGAAGACAAAGGCAAAGCATGGTGGATCGGCACTGTCGTCTACGTGTGGACCGGTGACACATTCCAGATGGTGCGCCCCGGGCCGGCCGGCCCGACCGGCGCCACACCCAACGTGTCGTTTGAGTTCGAGACGATCCCGCAGTCCGAACGCGACGAAAACCCGGACGTCAAAGAGACGACCGTCAAGTCGGGCAGCTCACTCAATCCGCATTTCAAGGTGCGCCTGCTGGCACCGCGCGGACCGGTCGGCCCGTCGACGAATATCCTGAACGCACCCGACTACGACAACAGCGGTGGCGCACCGGACAACGGTCAAACGCTGGTGTGGAACGCGAACCTGCAGAAGTGGCAGCCATCGGACTTCACCGCGAAACACCCCCGACTGTACAGCGTCCCCGAGGCAGCGTTTACGCCGTTCACCGGCCTCGCGCAGCGGCAATCCATTCTGCAGTACCGGATTCCGCCGCAAGACTTCGCGTGGACGCCTTACGTCACGGGGCATATCCAGGCGTACGGAATCGAACTCGACGCAGATCCACTGACCATCGGTGTTGAGGTGCGACTCGGCGATCCGATGGCAGGGCAGTTGATCGGCCGCGGGTTCGGCAACTCGTCGCACTGGTCGACGATTTCGCCGCACTGGTCGACACCGCAGGACCGGACGAACGCGGTGGCACCGGACAACGGTGTCGCAACCGTGCAGGCTGGCGAAGAGGCACGCATTAACGTCAACCTGTACAACGATGGCCTGTTGGGCGCGTATGTGTTCAGCGGCAAGGGCGCCCAGTTGGCGATTCTCGTCGTTCCGCAGGGGCTCTGATGGGCGCCTCCCGGAATTTCAGCACAACCGTCCCGATTGAGCCCGACGCGGACGTCGAGCTGGCGCGGTGGCTGGCCCGCGAGTCATTCGAGCGGACCGCACAGAACCGCGGCATGCAGATCCACGACTACACGGAAACGATCGTGCCGGCGGAAGACATTCCGCCGAAGATGGGCGAGCATCTGCCGCTGCCGATCGACGCATACGTCTGGTACCGGTTCACCGCGGTCGGCCGCGTCGACGACGACCTGGCCGCGTGGTTCACCGCCGAATCGAAACACCGAAACGAGGTGAACGCGAGTGCCAAGGGCGTATGACCGCCAGCAGCTCATTATCGACCGCAACCCGTTGTGGTCGCTCATGCCGGAACTGCCGAAGCTCGACTATGACGCGCCGACGTTCTATTCGCTTCTTATCGACTCGATCAAGAACCTGACCGGCATCGACCTGACGTCACCGGAAACGCTCATCGCTAGTCTTGGCGACCTGATCAGCAGTGGTCTCGGTTTGGGGCAGATTGCGAAACTGTTCGGCTTCATCGACATTCCGAGTTCGGTTGAACAGCTTGCACAGTGGTTGCAGCCGCACTTGTTTGGGCAGATCCCGTCGTGGCGGCTGGGGAACATCCCGGCCGCCCACATCGGCAACTTCAACCCGGAGCTGCTCGACGATCCCGGGTTTGACTATGAGTCGACGATCGCAGCTAACCCCCACTTTGAGTGGGATGGCACCGTCGGTCGCGGCACCTCGAAGGGGTCGGCCCGCACGACTGCGGACGGCACGGCGCGTGATCTGCGGTCGAACCGTTTCGAGGTGTCGGCCGGGCAGCGGATCAGTGTGCGAGTGTTCGCGTACTGGCGGGGGCTGGTGTACAACGCCAGCCCGGGCGGCCCTATCCGGTTGAGTGTCACCCTGTACAACGGCGACACGATCGTGTCGCCGACTGTCGTGAGCAGCGTGTCGCCGGTGACGGCGGATGCTGCGGACTGGGCGATGCTCGCCGGTGAGTACCAGGTGCCGGCCGGGTCGACGGCCACACACGCTGCGGTGACGCTGTCCGTGGGTAGCGAAGCGACCGCCGGCGAAGTGTGGTTTGACGACGGTTCTGCCCGCAAGGTCGGCTTGATCAGTCAGGAGCTGATTGCAGGACTCCAGGCTGCCATTCAGGCGCGTATCGACGAGTTCCGTTCGGTCGTAAATAAAGGCTGGGAGGCGTTGACCGGGCTGCCGGCGACAGTCGACAAGACGGTCGACGATCTGAAGAACGCGCTGCAGAACATCCCGCAGGCCAATGTGAAGAACCTCGCGAACGCGTTGGCTGACGCTGGGCAGGACATCCGAGACGCGATCGTGCAAGCGTTGGGTGGTACCGGCACCGGGCACACTGCGGCCGCGGTGATCGCTGCGTTGCAGAACATTCCGCAGCACGTGGTGAATGGCCTTGAGGATGAGTTGGCCGATGCGGGTGACGCGATCGCCGACGTGTTCGACGATGTGCGTGACACGTGGCAGAAGTTCTGGAACGGCATTTTCAAGACGCCGAACGACCACACGCCACGTTCGGCGGCTGAAGTTCAGGCTGCGGCGCAGTCGATTTCGACGCGAGTCGAATCGGTGCAGTTGAGCAGTGAGACTTTGGCATCGACGATTCTACGGCCACGCACCACGCCGCTGTATGTGTCGAAGTGGCCGCAAGACGACGTGTCGTTCCCCATCTTCGACATCGACGGAACCACCGCGCCGCAGCTCGGCCGGCTGGTGCTGATCCCGGTCACGGCAACCTCTGATCGTGAGTTTCAGTCGCTCAAGTTCGGTTTGGTCGCAACGTCAATGACGAATTGCTACGTCGGGGTGTACACAATGGACACCGCGACGGGCGAGTCTCGGCTCCTGTCGAACCTGGGGGACGTGAAGACCTCACTGTCGTCTGCGTATGCGCAGCAGTCAGTTGACTTGCCCGAGCCGATTTCGGCGACGAAGGGGCAGACGTTCCTCGTCGGCATTTTGCAGGTTGGCGGCACCGCGGCCGGCATGCACCGCAACGGCAACATCACGGAGTTCTCCGACTATCCGACGTCGTACCCGCGGTATTTCGGGAACATTGTCAACGCAGGTGGTTTGACGTCGCTTCCGGCCACGATTGCGGGTGACGCGATTTCGCCGACGACACGCTACTGGGCGGCGCTGGGCTACGGTGCGTCACCGCCGCCACCTGCCGGTGTGTACTACTCGGACAATTTCAACCGGTCGAGCTTGGGCTCGAACTGGCTGAAGATGGCGGGCGCGACGTTGTCGATCAGCGGCAACGAGGTGCGCGCCGGCACGGCTATCAGCGGCGGCGACGGCTTCCTCATCTATGTGCAGAAGTTCAGCGGCATCAATCAAATGGTGAAGATCCGCGCGGGCTCCACGATGGGTTCTGGCACCACGCCAAGCGTGTTCTTGGTGTTGCGTCAGAAGTACGGGCAGGCCATCTACGCGGCGTGCACCGGCGTTTCGGCGAACACGCAAGTGAGTGGCCTCATCTACACCAAAACCGACTGGGGGAGCAGCAACCCGGGTGTGAGCCGCGGCGAGCAGGTCCAGTCGATTGGTCATGGTGTTTCGCCGGGTGACACGTTCGCGTTCGCAGCTTCCGGCAACGTCTATCAGCTGTACTACAACGACATTCTGATTCGCCAATGGGTTGACGACGGTGGCGCCTACCCGGTCGATGAGCTTTGCAACGGCGGCGGTTTCGGTGTCGGACCGAACAGCTTCTACACAGCCGGTACGGCCGACGATTTCGAGATGTTCGACATTTAGGGGTGAAGCATGATTCAGGTAACGCGCAAACTAGTCGGCGCTGCAATGCGACTCGACACAATCGACGACGTCGTGAATCTGCAGAAGTGGGCGCGGCAGCAACCTGGCCTGTACGCAACAGTGTCCGGCAGGGTCGACGGCACGTGGCTGATTGAGGTCGGCGGCACCGCGGCGCACAGCATTGTGCATGTCGGTGACAGCGACGAGGTTGACCGCTGGGTGGTGTTTGACGGCGAGCAGTTCGCGATTCTCACAGACGACGAGTACGCGGCGAGAGGGTATGCGCCGCAGTGACAGATCGGGGGTGGTTGCGTGTCGTGGTCTGTTGATCCGCTACCGTTGCCACGCATCCTGATTCCCGGCTGGGGCACCGTCGGCGACAGCATCGCTGCCGACGACGGCGCACCCGGTTGGTTTTCGCCGTGGACCGCGCTGGCCGCCGACGCGGGTGTCGGCGCCGACGTCGCAGAACTGCATCGGCTGCACATGATCGTGCGTGAAGGTGCCCGCGGCGCGGATAGCGCGGCAGCTCGGTTACGCGTGCTGATCAGCGACGCCGGTATCGGCTCAGACAGGGCGGTGATACGGCCGCGAATCTTGGTCCGTGACGCCGGTGTGGGCGCGGATTTCGTTCGAATTGGCGCCCGCCCGACGGATACGGGTGTCGGTGCCGATTCAGCGTTGTGGCGCCCGCAGTTCCGAATCACTGACAGCGGGTTGGGTGCAGACCTGTCCGCGGGCGTGCGGGTGCGGTCGACGGCGCTAAGGCCAACCGGCGGGGCGGGTGCAGATTCGGCCACCGCCAACTTCTCGCCGCAAACTGCGGTCATTGCGGAATACGTGACGCCGGGAACGTACGTCTACCGAATTCCGCCGTGGTGCAGATTTGTCGCCATTGTTGTCCTCGGCGGCGGCGGCGGCGGCCGCGGCGGCGGAATTGGTTTGCCTGGCGCAGGCGGTAAAGGCGGCACGTGGGCGTGGATCATCTTGGAGCGCGGCGTTGACATTCCCTGGTCGCATATAGAGGTCACGGTGGTGGTTGGCGCTGGCGGCGTGCGCGGTAACGGTGGTTTCGTGCCGACCAACGGCGGACCTGGCGGCGAGTCGAGCGCAAGCGTGTCCGGCCTGGGCAAGTTGTTCGGCGGCGGCGGCGCAGGCGGGCAGAACGGTGACCTTGGCGGCCAGGATGGCGGGGCAGCCACGGGCGGCAATGCGACAGGCGGCAAAGACGTGTTGCTGAACGAAAAGCTCTACATCGGCGGTGCTGCAAGGACTTCCGGTGATGCGGCCCCCGGCAACCCGCCGGGTGGTGGCGGCCGCGGCGGTAATGGCACGGGCAGCACCGGTGGCCGCGGCGCCGACGGGTACGTCGCGTTGCAGGCATTCCAGTAATCCTCATGAAAGGCAATCAATGTCGGAATATCAAGCCGCGCACCGACGTGCGTGCTGTGCGGCGGTCACGGCGCTCGGCAACCGTATCGGCCTGTTCGCGGGGGCGACGCGCGTCGGCACCGTGTCTGCTGACACCACCTGGGGGACGCCGGTGGACATCAACGAACCGGTCGACCCGGCCGAGCCGATGGACCCGGTCACCAACCCGAACGTCGACAAGGCGCGGGCGACCGGCTCGACGGTCACCATCACCGTCCCTGGCGGCACCGTCGCGAATGGCGCGGTGATCGACCGGTACGGGGTGTTCAACGGCGCAACTTTGCTGCGGAGCGAGGTGTTGCCGTTCTCGATCCTCGTCAACGACGGTTCGCAGCAGGTGCAGATCGACGTCACTCCCGTGTTCAAGTATCGCGGCGAGTAACCCACAACCGAACCAGGACAACTGAATATGGACGTAGTACGCGCAAACGTGGAAGCTGCGAAGGCGTTTATTCGCGCGCGGCTCGGCGCCCCATACAAATACGGCGGCGCGTTGTCGCCGACGAACGTCAGGCAGGGCACTGACTGCTCTGAAGTGTGGCAGACGGTTCTCGAACTGGTTTTCGGCCGTTATGCGCCCGGCCGGCAGTCCGAGGGCGCGACAACCGAGTCGTATCGGTCGGTAAAGGTCGGCGAGGTTGGCCCGTTCGGCACGATCCGTGTCGCACGGCCGCAAGACATCCCGGCCGACGCGGCGGTGAAGCTGGCGTTTCATCATGAAGGCAACGGCGGTGCGTCGTCACACATGTGGGGCGAGCTCGACGGCATGCGCATCGAATCGGCCAGCAGCAAGGGCCTTGTCACCGCACCGGCTGCGTGGCCGATTGACCACAGCTACGCCAACGCGTGGGCCTACGTGCCCGGCCCGATCGTTGAAGACGGCACAGCGCCGGGCGTGGTTGAGCCGCAAGACACGCTCTATGCCGACGTGTCCGAGTGGCAGGTGCCAGTGACCGATGCATACACCGATGCTGGATACCGGGTGCTGTGCATCCGTTCCAATGATGGCACCTACCGGGATAAAAACTGGGTGAAAAACTACGCGTGGTGCAAACGCGCGGTCGACGACGGTCGGCTCAAGTTTTTCATCGTGTACTTCGTGTGGCGGCCCAACTGGCAGGCAGCGGTTGACACACTGAAAGAGCAACTGGGACAGCCACATCCAAAGATCGCTGTGATGCTCGACGTCGAATCGTGGGGCGGGCAGATCCGCGGCGACCAGTCGTCCGGCATCAATGCTGCGTTCGAGCAGATCGCCGACTGGCTGGGGGACCGGCGGCGTGTGATCGGCTACGGCAATACCGGTGACCTCAACGCGCTATGGCCGCGCAAACCTGAAGGGGCGCGGCTGGTGGTCGCCGGATACGGGAAGCTGCCTACCTACCCGGGCATGATCGCCCACCAATACACCGACGGGCAGGGCTACGGCGGTGGCCTGCCTGAAGGCGCGCCACCGTTCGGGCGGTGCGACATGAACGCGGCAAACGGGCTGACTGCGTCTGCGTTCGCTCGTGCCCTCGGTATCGAACCATCAACTACAGGAGACGATTTCATGTCTGCACTGAGCGCTGACGAGCAGCGCGAAATGTTGACCTATCTGCGTTGGGCGTTCGCGCCGGGCACAGGTGAGTTTCGCAAGCGGTTCCCGTCGCGCAGTCCGCTGCGTCACCTCGGCGAAGGGCTGATTGACACCGCGGTCGGCATCGACTTGAACGACGACGCGAACGATCACGTCATGCTGGTGAAGGCGCTGGCTGAAATCGGCGATCCTGGCGCGTTGGCACTGCTGCGTGAGGTGGCGGGCGCCGACCCGGTGAAGTATCCGGACCGGCAGGAGGATCGGAAGCTGGCGCAGCGCATCCTCGATCACCTGCCAGCTCCGGCGCCAACTCCGACGGCACCGGAGGCTGATCCGCCGGACCGCAAGGTGGCGTGCGCGCAGGGCGGCGCTGGGTGCGTTCTCGTCGCGAACGGCGGCGACGGTTCCTGTGCGCTGGGTGGCGACGAGTGTGTGTTGCGTAAGGGTGTGACCGCGTGAGCGAGCCAATGCTGTTGACCGCGCAGGGCACCGGCGTGGACATGTACACCGGATACCCGCACGACCTCGGGGTGATCCTGCGCGACGAGGGGCTCGTTGAGCTGCAGCCGATCGGCAAGTACCCGGCCCGCATGTTCCCGATGGGGCCGTCGGTGAAGATCGGTGTCGACGAGGGTGTCGATCTTGTGCTCAAGGCCGAGGCGCGGCCGGCGCGGGAAGTGCCTGACGGGTATCTGCTGTGCGGCTATTCGCAGGGTGCGTGGCTGGTGTCGGATCTGCTCGACGAGTTCCGCGGCGGCCGGCTGAAGCACCTGCGTCACAAGCTGGCCGGCGGTGCGACGTTCGGCAACCCACGGCGTGGGCTCGACGAGGCTGGCGGGCGCGGCATCGCCGACAAGCTGATCGCCGGCACGCCGGATACGTGGGTCGACGAGTTCGACCCGGGCGATATCTACGCGAACGTCCCGAACAATGACGTTGGCGAAGACATGACGGCGATTTTCAAGCTGGTGCGGCTCAACGGCATCGGCGACGTGATCGACCTGCGGAGCGCGCTTGGGTTGGGTGGCGTGTTGGGTGGCATCATGCCCGGCGGCAACCAGCTCGCCAGCATGCTCGGCGGTCTGCTCGGCGGCGGGGAGCAGAACAACATCACTGAGCAGATTGTCGAGATGTTGAAGAGTCCGCTGCGTGAGTTCCCGGCCGCAGTGCAGGCGATCGTCAAGGCGGCGGTGTTCTTCGGCCGCAAGCCGACGACTGCACCGCATATCGAGTACCACATTCGGACGGTGACGCCGGGCGGCCCCACGTACTTTGAGCATGCGGTAAGCCACATGCGGGCGGTCGCGGCATGAGGCCGGGCGCTGATAGCACACTTCGCGGGAAGCTGTGCAATGTGTTGGGCAATGTGTGGTCGCGTGTGCGGCTGTTCGCGAACGAGCGGCTTGGTATACGCACGTGGGAAGACCTGCGGTTGCAGGTCCACGTGCTGTCACCTTACGCCGTGACGGCAATGGTTACGTGGAACATCGCCGACGCGGACCACGCAAAGCTGATCGTTGGGCTTGTGCTCGCCGTGGCGTCGCCAGCGTTGGCGTTCTTCAACACTCGCGACGGTTTCCGGCGTTGGGTGTACGGCGTGTTGCCGGCGGTGCAGGCGTTCATCGTTGGTTTCGGCTGGGCTGAGGATTCGACGCTGACGCCGTTGATGGCTGCGATTGTCGCGCTGTTGGGCGGCGCGTTGGCGGCGACGAACACGCGGACGTCGACCGGCCCGAACGATCAACGGCGGGTCGCGTGACCGCGCCCGCGGTGTCGGCGCTTCCGAGCGATTGGTATGGGCTCGCGGGGCTGGCTGTGGTGAACGCCGTCGGCCTGGCGGCCGTGTGGCTGAAGGCCCGCGGCACCGGCCACACCGTCGACACGGTGCGTGAGCATGTCGCCAACTCGCACAAGACAAATCTGCGTGACGACATCGACGGTCTTCGCGATTACATCGTGGAGCTTGGCCGCGACGTTGGCGGGATGCGCAGCGACATCGGGCAGTTGCGCGGCGAAGTTCGAGACGATCGTGACCACACGCACAGCCGATTTCATCGGATCGAAGAAAAGCTCAACGAGCTGGCGGCCCGTAGGGGTGTCGGTGAGTCTGGCTGAACATCTTGGCGCCCTGCAGCCCGGCCCATCGCCGGACTGCGGGGTGTGCCGCTGGTACGACCAGCTCGACCCTGTGGACCGGGCAGCGTTCGATGCGTGGCTCGACCAGGGCGGCAGTGTCTCCGAGCTGTGGCGCAAATGCGCGTCGTGGCCCGACAATCCGTTGCGTTTGAAACGTCCACGGTTCTCGGAGCACGTGAATCATCACAGAGAAAGGGGTGGGCGTGTCGCTGTCTGAACATCTGGGCACGCCGGCCGTCCCGGAGCAGCGTTACCAGCCTTCCGTCGAGTTCGACGGTGCGGCTGCGGTTATCGAAACGGGCACGGTTGAGCAGGAGCCTGGGCAGCCGCCGGAGTACGCCGACATTCTGCGCAGCATCGGCCGTGACCCTGAACGGTTCCGCTTGGCGGCGATCCTCTATGAGAAGCATTGGCAGGTCGCGGCGCGTGAACTGCTGCGCGACGAGGCAGGTGAACCGCAGATCGACGACAGCGGCAAGGCTGTGTACGGCGATCTGCGGAAGACGTGGCTGGCGTCATACAAGCTGCGTGTCGAGCCGATCGACGTCGACGGGCCGGCGGACCTTGAGGAACTGGTCGCCAACGCGAAGCGACGCGAATTCGAGAGCTACGCAGACGGCACCGGCCGGCCGTACTGGTTTGTGTTCCAGGCTGGGGATCTGCAGTTGGGCAAGGTGTCTCGCGATGGCGGCACCGAGCAGATTGTCGACACGTTTACTGCGAGTGTGGAACGCGCGAAGCGGCAGTTGCGGACGTTGGCGCCGCTGGGCATTGCCGGTGTGCAGATCAGCATGCCGGGTGACTGCATCGAAGGTAACCAGTCGCAGCGTGGCAAGAACAACGGCTACCTGACAGAGCAGTCGATCACGGAGCAGACGCGGTTGCTGCGCAGGTTGATGATGCTCGCGGTCGACGGGCTGTCTGGTGCGCCGCGGGTGTTCCTCGACGTCGTCAACGGCAACCATGACCGGTCGCAGGAGCAGTTGAACACGTGGCCGGGTGACGGGTGGGCGACAGAGCAGGCGATCGCCGTGTCGGATGCGTTGAAGCTCAACCCTGTCGCGTATGGGCATGTCGAGGTGCGGATACCGGACAAGTGGTCCGGCTGCATGACGGTGCCGGTCGGCGACACTGTGGTCACGGTGGTGCATGGGCATCAGTGGCCGCGGAACAAGGCGCTCGATTGGCTGGCGAAGCAGGCTGTGCACAATCAGCCGGCCGGCGCGTCGCAGGTTGTGCAGCACGGGCATTGGCACACGTGGACTGTGGAAGGTCATGCGACGAAGACGCTGATCGGCGGGCCGACGTTCGATTGTGGCAGCGACTACTTCCGCGAACGGCACGGTGGCGAATCTCGGCGCGGCGCGTTGACGTATCTGATGCGGGGCGGCGAAGTGTCCCGCATGGGCATTGTGTAGTTGGTTGACCGACAACTGAATAGGAGCGCAGCATGCGTAAGCGTCTGGCGGCCGCGGCCGTCGCGGTGGTCGCGGTTCTGAGCCTTTCGGCTTGCGAAGGTGGGGGCGGTGGTGGTGGCGACACTGGTCCGAACGGTGTGATTTTCGTACCGGTGCAGGGTAATCCTGTCGGCATTCCGGTGTTCTTCTGATGGCGGCGCCGCCCGGGTTTTGGTTGGGCATGTTCGCTATCCCCGCTGTCGCTCTGGCGGTGGCGGGGGTAGCGGCCGCTGTGATGCTCGTTCTCGTTCCGTTCGTCTGGTGTTCCGAGCGGTTCGAGCTGAACCACTGGAAGCTGTGGCCGAAGCGGGTTGCTGCCCACGATAAGACGGTGTTGCCGTCGATCGTCGCGTGCGCGAAGTGGACGCGCTACCTGTGGGCGCCTGGTTGGCACATTGTGATTTGCCGAACCGCCTTGGCCCGCAGGGATGATTTCGAGCACCGTGAACGGCATCGGCGGGTGCAGTGGGCGATCCAACGTGAACTTGACGCGATCGACCGGGGCCGAGAGGACGGCGACGGCTGATGCGACTGATGCCGAAGCGTTTCGACCTGGTGCTTGCGACCGATTACACGCTGTCGATGATGTGCGCGGTGTTCGACGCGCGCCGGCGATATGCCGAGCGACACGATGAGCGCGGCCGGGTTGCGGTGTTCAGTGCAGGCAAACTGCTGATCGTATGGGACCGCGACAGTGCGCGCGGCTGACCGGGCGTGGATCGGCTTGGCCGCCGCGGTGGTCGCGTACGAGGTCGGTGCGCCGCGCGGCGAGCTGTTGAGTCAGGGTGTCGACCGGTACCTCGCGCGGCGGCCGTGGCTGACACGCACCGTTGTGTGCTACCTGGCAGCTCACCTGTTGAATGTGATACCAGAGCGGGTTGACCCGTTGACCCGTTTGGCGGTCGCGGTTCGCCGCTGAGAATCGTTGAATTGCGCCCCTGCCCGCATCCCGGGTGGGGGCGCTTTTCTGCGTTGTTGACCAGTCAACACGACGGCGGGTAGGGTGTTGACCCGACAACATGTGAGGGGAGCTGTGCCTGTGGTGAAGGTTGAAATGTGCAAGCAGCCGGGGTGCGTCCTGGCGGCCGACCATCCACCGGGGCAGTGCCGGGAACGTCGGGTAAGCCTGCTGGCCTGCCCGCACAACGTGCCCAACTTCGGCCCGGCCTGCCGCGTCTGCGACGCGTGAGACATGACTGAGTCGACAATGAACCCGGCTGGCAGCGGTGGGGCCGTTATCCTGTCCCCGACCAGCGAAGGGAATGACATGGTGCGAGGCAAACGGGTGCGGCTTGACGGCCGTGACCGAACGATTCCGGGTGACCGGGTGCAGCGCTACGAGGACACCGTTGCGGCGCTGACCGAGCTGTACGCCGGCCCGTATCACGCGCATGAGCTGAAGGCGGCAACCGAATCGGCGGCGCGATATCTCGTTGGTGATGAGGATGCCATTCGCCGCGCAGGCGAAGAGCTGGCTGCGGCGCGACAACGGCACGAGGCTGCTGCTGCGGCGGCCCGCGCGCTTGTGCGTCTCGCTGCAGAAGACGGCGCGACCGAGGTTGGATTGGCGGCTGATCTGGGTATCGACCGGTTGACGGTGAGAAAGTACCGCGGCAAAAAGGACCGCCGGTGAAATAGGTAAGACGCCCGGAACGGCTGATTAGGCTTAGGGATCGGCCGCGGGGCGCCTTACTGGATTAAGGCTACCACAGGTGCCCGTCGATGATCCGGCGGGCACCTTTCGTCATATACGGTGCATTAACGCAGGTCAGGCAGCACGATTGCACATGTGGGGTAAGCGACATGGAAACATTTCTGTGTTCCATAACCGTCATGTAGTTTGGGTTTCGTGCGCGCGATCATCTACAACCGTGTCAGCAGCGATCCCACTGGTAGGGGGCGTTCCGTCGCCGATCAGGAAGCTGAGAACCGCGCAGTGTGCGAACGCAACGGTTGGACGATCGGCGAAGTGCTCACCGACAACGACCGGTCGGCGACACGGTTCGCCACCCGCGACAGGCCCGAGTATCGCCGGCTGACGGAGATACTGCGACGCGGCGACGTGCTCGTCACGTGGGAGGCGTCGCGCGCTCAACGCGACCTGGAGGCGTACGTCGCGCTGCGCAACCTGTGCGCCGAGCGTGGCGTCATGTGGTGCTACAGCGGCAAGGTGTACGACCTCACGGTCGGCGACGACCGGTTCGTCACCGGACTTGACGCGTTGCTTGCTGAGAAAGAGGCCGAGCAGACGCGCGAGCGGATCATGCGTGGACATCGCTCCAACCTGGCAGCCGGGGGCGCGCATGGGCATGTGCCGTTCGGGTATCGCATTGTGCGTGACGCAACGACCGGCCGACCGTTGCGCCGCGTGCCCGACGAAACGACGGCGCCGTTGGTGCAGGATGCTGCGCGCCGCGTGCTTGCTGGCGAGTCGGTGCGGTCGATCGTCGCCGACCTTAAGGTCCGCACACCAGGTAAGCCGTGGAGCACGAGCACACTTCGGCGCATGCTGATGAATCCGACGTATGCGGGGTATCGCACGCACCACGGCGAGATTGCGTGCAAAGGCACATGGGAACCGCTGATCACGCAGGAGGATCACGACAGGCTCGTTGCGCTGTTCGGGAGCCGGCGCGGCGTTCCGCGCGGCGCCGCTCCGAAGTACCTGCTGACCGGTATCGCGGTGTGCGGTGTGTGCGGCGGCAAGCTGATCATGCGGCAGCAGGGGAGTGTGGCAGCCGCGAAGAAACGCGCAGACGGCAAGCTGTGGTTCTACGGGTGCGAGTACGGGCACGTAGGCCGCGATCGGGCGAAAGTGGACGACGCTGTCACGCGCGTTGTGGTCGCGCTGTTGAGCGACCCTGGTGAGCTGGCGAAGCTCGCTGAACCTGTCGACGACGAACCGGCCGTGGATGACGGCGACGATGTTGCGGAGCTGCGGCAGCGGTTGGCGGATGCGGTGGACGCGTACGACGCTGGCAAGATCAGCATTGAGATGCTCGCGCGGATCGAAGCGCGATTGCAGCCTCGGATCGAAGCTGCGGAAGGGCGCAGCAAGGCGCGTTTCGTGTCGCCGGTGGTTGCGCAGGTCGCCGCGGCGCTGGACCCGGCCGCCGCGTGGGCTGCGCTGCAGCTCGAAGAGAAACGCGAGTTTCTGCGCGCCACGATGCACATTGAGGTGCAGCGGGTGCGGTCACGGTGGGAGCTTGGCGTCGAAGCGTATCCGCTGCGCATGGCCTCACGCATTGATGCGTAACGCGCGCTAACGTGTGCGCTCACAACTGAATATCGACAACTGAATATGGGGTACCGCTATGACGGGGCAGCAGCTTGACGCATGGGTTGCGCAGCAGGTGGCGCGTTTCAAGCCGGGCGATTTGGACGCCGGCATTGAGGTGATGAAGCGCGCTGCGCGGCGCCGCATGGGGGATCAACGGAAGCGGCCCGCCGCGTAACACGGCGGGCTGTGCTGCGTTTGCCGGTTAGACGGCTGGTGTCGGGCCACCCTCGACGTGGCGGCGCTGCGTGAGCGTGTTGAATGTGCGGCGTTCCCCGCGGGTCGTGTGGGTGAATTGCAGCAGCCGGCGGAACGGCTGCATGCGTTTGCGCCACGACAGCCACGCAGCGGCGGCCGACGCGATCGCACCGATAGCCGAGAGAATCCACACGAGCCAACTGATCTGCAGGACGGTCACGGCGTTGACGACACCAACCAGGCAGGCCAGCGTTGTGCAGCGCATCGCGAAAACCCATAGGCGTGCACCGAATCGGCTTCGCGGGTCGGTGGCGACGATGTGCGCAGCCCATGCCGTGATGGCGGCTAGGGTGCCGCATCCGATGTAGAAGGTGCAGCAGTACGCGATCTGCCAGCCGTCGGCGACCGCCAACCAGCCTTCGGTTGCTGGGAACAGTTCGGGCGGCTGGGTTGGTGTGTTCGGCTGGCTCTCGATCCGCGCGGCGAGCATGAACGCTGGCGCCAGGGTGACGATCGGCATCACGCGTTGGCTGACGAGATGCTGCGCGTCGGTGTCGTTGAATGACACGCGGGCGAGCATTGTTGAGGCCAGTGCGGCGAAGCCGAATATTGTTGCGACGTCGCCGATATACGTGCCCAGCCAGTCGGTATAGGTGAGCTTGGCGATTGACCCTCGCACTGACACAAGATCGGTTGCGGCAGTCATGCCGACCGCCAGCAAGATCAGATGCAGTGTGATCGGTTGTTGCCAGCGGTTCGACCAGCTACGGCGTCGGTACCAGGCTGCGGCAATGAGGAGGATCACCGCGAATCTGGTCGAGATGGCGGCGGCAAGGTCAAGCGTCATGTGCGGGTCGGATCTTTTCTGGACTGAGCGGATACGGAAACTGTTTTGCGCCGTTAATTAGCTCTGGCGTCTATTCGAGCAATGTATCACTCAGATGATCGGTGTTCGCACGGAAAATGCTATAGGGGATCGGCGTCACCCCGGGGTGTCCGGCGTTTGCGGCCAGTCGTTTTCTGCGGTGTCGTCGCCGTCTTGCCGTCGGGGGCTGTCGCTGTCACCCCCCGGCCCGCCGACTGAGTCCGAGGGTGGCGGCGAATCTCTTCCGCGTATTCGAGCACTTCCTCGTCGGTGACGATGTTGTAGCTCGCGAGAAGTTCGACGCGGTTCAAGCCGAGTCGCATCGCAAGCTCAGTGAGAACTGTTGCGCTGTAAAGCTTTCCGTTTTTACGCCATTCGGTGATGCGTTGTCGGTGTTGGCCGAGCGCATCGGCGATGTCTTGCACCTGGATTATGCGCGTGCCGCCAGTCATCCGTGTCAGGACGGCCGCCAGGTCCGGCAGTTCCTCGTAGTCGCTACTCATGGACGCAGTTTAGTCCGGATTCCCGGACATTTCAAACTGCGTTTTAGGCGGTCAAGACCGGTTTTCCGTACGACACGGTACGGATTCCCGGACAGTTGCGTCCGCTTTTCCGGTCATGTGGTGTAGCTTCTTCGATGTGACCACAGCCACCACACTCAAGCCGCCCGCATCGGGCACCCCCAACCGCCCCAACATGATCCCCGCTTTCGAGCTGGAATGGAACGCCGACGCTGTCGCGGACCTGTGCTTCCGCAACGGCATCCGCAGCCGCGGCCAGCTTGCGCGTCGCATCAACGTTGCGCGTTCGACCATCTACGAAACTTTCGGCAAACACTGGGAGGGTACCGCAACCGCGCAGGTGCTCGCCCAAATGGCCGGTGTTTTCGGTGTTCCGCTCGGTGTTCTCGTGCGCGAACCCGGCCGCGGCCGACGTGACGCAGCTACATCGCGCACGAATCGTACCGTGACGAAACGGGCCAGTTGACGAATGGTGCAGTCATACGCGGAAATTGCCACCGAACGCGACGCCGGGCGACGCGTAATCGCCAAACAGTCGGATGAGTTGAAGCGGGTTACCCGCGAACGCGACGAGGCCCTGCTGCGCGTCGAGCAGCTTCTCGAAGCACGCCGACTAGACGACAGCCTGCACGCGGAACCCGACATGGACCGCTGCGGATAAGTCGCAGGACTGGGACCGGCCCCCGTGGAGAGACGAGGGCCGGGCTGACACAAACAAACGGGATAGGAGTCCTTTTGCTATGTCACATCACAGTGTAAACCACCAGCCCCCCGTGGATCAGCACCAAAACAACGCGATGAGCACCGGAAGTTTCATCGGCTGGACCCTCTTGCTCACAACCACTCTCATTGGCGCGATCGCACTGGGCGCAATGTCCGTAGGTCTGCTGTGACCCGATTCCAGCAGCAACCGGACGACGCCGGCGACCAGCGCCGGGTCGACGACTGTATCGACTGCCAGCTCCCAGACAACACCTGTCCCGGACATCGGGCACTGATCGGAAAGCGCCACTCATGATCACCGTCACCGAAATGCGGCCAGCCAACGAAACTGACGAAGCAGCCGACCGCCGCCGCGAACGCGCAGCGAAGAAACGACGCGACACCCGCCTCGCGCAGAGCACAAAAACACACGTACTTGACGATCTGCTGCCCAACCTGCCGGAACCCGCAACCACACAACAGGTTTGCGACGCGCTCAACATCAAGGCGCGCACTACCCTGCACAACGTGCTGCACCGTCACGGTGACGAAATGTTCTCTGCCGGATGGAACCCCGACGACGGCACGTTCACCCACCAGTCGGTGGTCATGCTGTGTCTGCTGATCCGCGCGTCCACTTCGCTGAAGGCCGCGCAGATCGCCGAAGCGGTCGGTGCACGCCGACGGGTCATCAAGTTTCACGGCAACAAGGTGCCGCACGTCCGCAACTGCCAGGCGGTGATCCAGCGCGCCAAAGAGTACGCCGAACGGGTTCGCGATGAAGACCCGGCCGAACTGTGGCACGACCTCAACCAGCTCGACAGCTACCAACTGCAAGCGACGGTCGTCGCATTGGCTGCGATGGTCCCCGTCGAACAGTCGGACCTCACCAAGTGGTTGACCAGCCTGGCGCCATCGGGCAGGCATGAAGGTGGTGGCGCTGCAACAGGTTTGGCGAAACTCGTGCCCACCGAAGCCGAAGCGAACGGCGTGCCGATCAGCCGTTCTGACGCGCTCGAATCCGAAACCGTCGTCGCCGGATAACCGGCGCCGCACTATCAACCAGCAGAGGACCGAACCAATGCCAACCACCACAGGCCTGCCGTTATGCCAGGCGTGCAACTTCAACTATGCGACATCGTTCGGTCCTGATGACTCGATGATGTGCCCCGAGTGCCGCACCGCGGACGATGAAACCCCGGCCACCGAGGCTGGCGACCCGGCCGCGTGGGTTGTGTCGTCTGACGGCGAAGTGACCGCACCCCCGGCGTTCATCTTGCCGACGGTGTTGCTCACGCTCGATACGTTGCTCACGTACCTGGGCATTGGCAGGCCGTCGGTGCCGTTCCGATCTGATGTTATCGACGTCGAGCTGCCGGGCATGTGGGAGTGCGCCGACTTCATCGACACCAGCGAAGATCCGCAACCCGCCGATCTTGACGAACCCGCAGCCGACGCGGTGAATCACCCGTCGCACTACACGTCCCACCCGTCCGGCGTCGAGTGCATCACCATCACCGAACACATGGGGTTCAACCTCGGCAACGCGCTCAAATACATCTGGCGCTGCGACCTGAAGAACGACGCAATCGAAGATCTGCGCAAGGCCCGGTTCTACATCGACCGCGAAATCGCGAAACGCGAACACGCCGCTGGCGTATAGCCACTCTGCATCACACCAAGCGATAGGAGCCCGAAATCACCATGTTCACCGCAGATCTGAAGCAGATCGCCACAGCGCTGACGTTCATCAAACGCGCCACCGGGTACAGCGCATCACGTTCCCGCAGCCTGCCCGAACTGTGCATGGCCCGCGTCGACGTCGCGGACGGACAGCTTACCGTCGGGTTGTTTGACTACGAAACCGCTGCGTCGGCAACCGTGCCAGCCGTCCATGAAGGTGGGCACACGGTATCGACAGCCGTGAAGCTCGACGCACTCGCGACGGCGATCAAATCGGTTGGCGGCAAGGGCAATGCAACATTCGACGTCACAATCAAAGGATTGCGCATAGCCGCTGGCGGCGCGTCGACCATCGTGCCGGTATTCGTTGGTGAACTGCCTGAGTTGCCGAGACTGGTCGACCCGACTCGGATTCTCAGCGTCACCGGGCCGGCGTTTGCGGAGGCTGTCGCGGCGGTCGCCGCGTCGGTCGGCACCGATGACACGCTGCCGATGCTGACCGGTGTGCGTGTTGAAACAGATCCGTCGCGCGCCACGGTGACGCTCGCGACCACTGATCGTTTCAAGCTGACCGTGGCCGAGGTTGAGACCAACATCGTTCTCGCGGACAACATCGAAATGCTCGTACCCGGTAGGGCTTTGACGGCGTTCGGTAAGGCTGCCGCGAAGCAAGACCAGGTTGAGGTAACAGCGTCGATCGGAACCGCGGCCGGCCCCCGCAATATCGGCTGGGTGATGCTGGCCTCAGACACGCTGTGCGTGATCGCACGATTGCTCGACTGCGAGTTCCCGAAGTTCCGGCAACTGCTACCCAAGCCGGACGATTACGTGGCGTCGCTGACTGTCGACGCTACCGAGCTGGCGAAACGGTTCAAAGCGATGTCGGCGAGCAGTCGCAGTGTGCGGCTGCAGATCACCAAGCAGGGTGTGACCGCAAGTGGGTGCATGTCGGCAGACTGGTCGAATTCTGGTCCGACGTTCACCGTCGACACCATCGAGTCCCGTGTCGACGACGACATGGTGATCGAGTTCAGCACCGAATACTTGGCCGACCTGTTGGCAGCGGCGCCGCGCGGCACGAAAGCCACCATGTCGTTCACCAAGCCGACCCGGCCGGCTGTGTTCGAGTACGGCGCGGTGAAAGCGATGCTCATGCCGATTCGCATACCAGGCAACGACAGCAAGTAGCAAAACGCTGCAGCACAACTGAAAAACAACTGGATAGGAGCCCAATCACCATGAGGAAACGTCTGGCAGCCGTCGCGGTTGCCGCGGTGGCCGTGATCACACTGCCGTCAGCGTGCTCGCTGGCCAACCAGCAGGAGCACACCGGCTGCACCGTCACCGCGAAAGACACGCTGTATGAAGCGAACGACGGCAACACGACTCGCACCAAACGGGTGTCGACGACGTGCGGATCGTTCGACGTCGAGGATTCCCTCGCAGGTGGATTCAACTCGTGGGATCTGTGGCAGCAGTTGGAGGTCGGGAAGGTGTACGACTTGAAGACCGGCGGCTACCGGTTCGGCCTGACCTCCATGTTCCCGTTCCTGCTCGAAGCGACACCGCGGAGCTGACATGAGCAGCGGCGAGCGCAACATGGTGTGTTGGACAACCTGCCCGCACTGCGGCAAACGTTCCTACACAAGCCGCAAAGAAGCGAAGCGAGCTGTCAGCCGGTTCCGCGGCGACCGCGGCGGCCACATGTCCCCATACCGCTGCCACGAAGACCAAACACGTTGGCACGTAGGACATCTGCACACGGCGACACGACGTGGCATCAACTACGAAACGAAAGCGAGACAATGACCGACATTTCAGAAGTCGCCGGGCATGTGGATTTACTGCGGCATGCCCGCGCTGAGCAGGCCAAATGGGCGGAAGTTGAGAAGGCCGCAAAGTTGGCGATCGTCGAGGCCATCGGCGCTGACACCGAGGGCACTATCGACGGCCGGGTTGCGGTGTTGCGCAAGCAGATCACCACCAACCGGCTGGACACCAAGGCGCTGAAAAAGGAACGCCCGGACATCGTCGACCAGTTCACCAGTCCGTCCGTGTCGACGCGGATCGAGCTGGCCGAATGACCGCAATGCCGATCGCCCATCGCATCCTGAGCGGAGAAGCCACCAGTGGCGGGCCGGGAAATCTCGGCTTCAACGCCAAAGTCCTTGAAGGCGTGACATTTTTCGATGTACAAGAAGCGGCCGACATTTACTGGAGCGGAAGGAAAGACATATACAACAAGAGTAACGATATTGGTGTACTTTCACTCCCATTTGATTCCGTGTGGTTGGAGTGGGAGATTCCAAACGACGCAATCATTGACGGCAATCCGGCGCACGATTTGTCCGGGCTGCGCTTTGCGGCGTTCCTGAGTCGGTGGAAGTATGCGCGCACCCATAGTGAAAGCCCGATGGTTCCAGGCATGGGCTGGGATTGCGTGCTGTTAGCAGAGGGCCGCGATGGATCAATTTTCGTTCCGCCGATCGTGCAACGCGTAAACGTCAACGACGACGGAAGGTATGTCGACGACAATTATGTGTACGGCCCCGACATCAACACGGCTGTAGCGCATAAGCACAGCAAGCTAATGGGAATGTGTGTGCTGCCAGCCTGGTTGGCGCTCGGACTGATCAACTGCCGAAACGTGACAACCAGCGAATCTGGCCAGATTGGAATTAAGCGCAGCGGTAGGGAAAAGCGGCACAAGATGCCCGCGAGAACCATTCGGTATCAGACAATCGTATTGCCCGGTGGTGGAAGTGTTCCTGACGGAACATCTGGGGCGCGTCGATCGCGAGCATCTGCACTACACCGCGTGCGGGGACATTTCAAGACCTACACGAAAGAGAAGCCTCTAATGGGGCGGCATGTCGGCACCTATTGGTGGGGCTGGCAGGTCCGAGGAAGCAGTGAGAGTGGCGTTGTCGTAAGCGATTACAGGCTGAAGGGTGATGCAGCATGACTGAGTTTGTCCTCGCCGTCGCAGCGGCCGCCGGCATGGTCGGCACCGCTGTGGCGGTGGAGCAGGCAAGGTATTGGCGTATCCGCTACGAGGGTTTACGTCAGGCGATCGACCATCGTCATCCGTCGGTTGTCGGCCGACTCGGCAAGTAGCACACAAGGGATAGGAGCCCGCAAATTATGAAGCGACGCAAGCAGAAGCAAGACCCCACCAACGTGATGCACGCGACGCCGACAGACCTGCTCGGCGGCCTGCCGGATACCGAGCAGGTCGAGCAAGCCGCGGAGCCGACCCCGGAGCCGAAGCGCCGCCAGTTGGTTGTCGTCGACCTCGAAACCACCGGCCTGCACGACGACGCCGCGATCCTGGAAGTCGCTGCGATCAACGTTGACACCGGCGACAGTTTGTATTTCGTGCCGCACGTCACGCAAGAAGCGTTGAGCAAGGCTGAGCCGAAAGCACTGCAGGTCAACCGGTACTACGAGCGCGGCCTGTTCGAGCGGGCGTTGACAACCGCCGCGACGGCCAAAAAGTACTGCGAACTGCGAGACATGCTGACGGGCAACACGTTCGCGGGAAGCAATCCGGCGTTTGATTCTCGATTGCTCGCAGCCGTACAGATTGCGGTGATGGTCCCTTACTCGGTGGAGACGTTCGGGCCGAACGTACGTGCAGAAAGGTTCACCAGGCCGTTCGGCCGGCCGTGGCATCACCGGCTCGCAGACCTGTCCGCATACGCCGCGGGAAAGCTCGACATCGCGTTGGACGACTTGCCCGGGTTGGATGACGTGGTCCGCAGATTGTGTGTCGAGGCGCTGGGCAGGCACACAGCGATGGGTGACGCGGTCGCGACAGCGCATTGTTTCGAGATTCTGCGCAGCATGAAGCGTTGCGACAGGGGCGGGTCGCCAGGCGTGAGCCTCGCCGATCTGGCTGCCGTTCGTTCGAACCTGTGGGCCGGGCGGTGATCCGATGAGCAAGGAATTCGTGATGGTCGGCCGAGTGCCGCTCGACCACCATCAGGAGGTTGTGGTCGGTGTGCTGCCCAAGACCGGAGACGTGCAGACATACATCAATAGCAACCTGCGCACCACCACCAACCGGCAGATGCCGATCTCACTCGCCACGGCGAACGAATGGGCCGAACTGCTGCAGAAAGCCGCGAAGTCTGCGGAGGCCATCAGAGCGGCGCACGAGCAGTACCAGGTCGCGATCGCCGCTGTCGTGGGGTCGGATCTGTGAAGGCCACCGTGCGGTTGACGGTGCTCGGCTGGACTGTCGGCAGCTTGAGCGTCGACCTGGAAGGCCACGACGAGCCGACAGCGCCGGCCGCACCGTCGGTGCCGTCGCTTCTCGGGAAACTCACCAAAGGCACGTCGCGCGTGTGGATTAAGGGGATGCTTTCATGACGAACGGGACGGCCGCGTTTCTCGGCCTCACACCCGACGCGCCGGAACGTGACCGGCCGCCCACCGATGAGCAGCGCATCAACAACGAACTGTTGACCGACTTGAAGCAGGTGTTACGCCGGCACTACTTCAACACGCCACGCAACCTGCAGAAGGCGTTGGGGCCGTCTGAGGTTGGGCATCCGTGCGCGCGGCGCCTCGCCGGCGGTCTGCTGCAGTTGGACCGGGTCAACCCGGAAGGCGACCCGCTGCCGTCGTGGGTCGGCACGGCCGGACATTCACGGTTCGAGGAAGCCATCGCGCAGGAGAACGCCCGGCTGATCCGGCAGGCGGAGACGACGCCGGGCACGCGCTGCACGGTGCACGACGGTGTGCCGATCGGCCGGTGGTTCTCAGAACGGCGTGTCACTGTCCGCGAAGGCTTATCGGGAACGTGCGACCTGTTCGACACGTGGACCGGCACGGTGGTTGACCTGAAGTTTCCGGGCACCACGAAGTTCGCCGAGTACAAGAAGCGCGGCCCGTCGACCGTGTACAGGAAGCAAGCACACTTGTACGGCCGCGGGTACCGCAATCAGGGTTTCGACGTGAAACGGGTTGCGATTTGGTTCCTGCCGCGCGGCGGTCAGTTGTCTGCGTCGTTCGCGTGGTCGGAGCCTTACAGCGACGAAGTGGTCGACGGCGTGCTGGCGAAGCTCGATCACATCATGGTTGCAATGGATGAGCTGCAGGTCGACCGGCACCCGGAGCGCATCAACCTGTTCCCGACTGTGTCCGACGATTGCCAGTATTGCCCGTTCTTCACGCCGCGGGCCGGACATCCTGCCGTGCATGCGTGCCGGGGTGGTGTGTCGTGACGGCGCCGAAGCCACGCATCCGGCAGGCCAGCTCGCTGGCGAAAGGCGAATGGGGGCGCGCAGCGCGGGAAGGCCGGCCACCGCGCCGCAACTGGACCGTCGAATACGGTGCGCTGCGACTGGCGTACAGCACACGCATTGATGCGCTGAACGCCGGTGTTGCGTTGCGGCTGTGGGGCATGATTCTCCCACTCGGCCTGGTAGGCATGCACCGCGAGGTGGAGTCGTGAGCGCCGACACGTTCGCCGCTCGCTACCGCGGCCGCTGCGCGGATTGCCCGCAGCCGATCAACGTGGGTGACGAGGTGACCCGCGGGGCGGATGGCGGTGTAGTGCACGCCGATTGTGACGAGCATGCAGCGTCGACACTGCCGAAAGGTGCACGTATGCCGAAACTGTGCACGTCGTGCCGGTTGGAGCATGCCGGCGACTGCCCGTAACCGTCGGCATGACCAGCGGCACGGAACGCAGTAGGACGGCTAAACATGGTGGCGTGGCCGATCACTACTGCACCGGCGACGATTGCTGGAACTGTGAGCGCCGAATCTCTCAAGCGGAGTATGAGCGCGACTGCTACGGCGACGACGATTACCCGGAATACTACGACGGCACCTAAAACGTCCGCCCGGCGTCCCGGCGGCGAGCAGTAAATCAGCACGGGCGCAATCCAATTGAATAAGGAGCAGCACAACACCATGACGAACGCATCGCAAGCATTCCTGGCAGGCGGCGGCGCACCCACCGCGAAGTTCCCCAGCTACGGCACCCGCAACGGCGGCCGCATCATCGCGGAGCCGACCGTCGAGCAGCAGCGTGACTACGACACCGGCAAGCCCCTCACCTACGAGGACGGCAACCCGAAGTTGCAGATGGTCGTCACCATCCAGACCGATCAGCGCGACCCGAGCATCAAGGACGACGACGGGGTGCGTCGACTGTTCGTTCGTTCCGGCATGCGTGCCGCTGTGCAGCGGGCCGTGCAGGCCGCCAAGGTCGACTATCTCGCTGTCGGCGGTGAGCTGTGGGTGGAATACACCCACGACGACGGGCGTGCGAAGCAGTACACCGCCACCTACACGCCGCCAAACGAAGGCGCGAATTTCCTCGCTGATTCGGCGCCGGTGGTGTCGACGACAACCGGCCAGCCGGTTGTCCATCAGCAGGCCGTCCCCACCCCGCAGCCGTCTGCGCAGCCCGCAGCCGCACCGGCTGGTCTGCCCGATGGTGTCACCCCGGAGGCGCTGAAGGCACTGCAGGAACTCGGGATGCTCAAGCAGTAACCCGCGGCCGGCCCGGGCCGGCCTCAACGGAAGGCCGTCGACTGTCGCAAACGGTCGGCGGCTTTCCGTTTGCATCCCAACACAACTGAATAGCAGGAGATTTGCGCGCGTGCTCACCATCTACACAACCGGCCCCGACTGCCACAAATGCAAGTTGACGAAAGACCGGTTCGACAAGGCCGGTGTTGCGGTCACCGAAGTCCAGCTAGACCAGGTCGACGAGAACGTCACCGCCGCGTTCATCGCAGCCGGGCACACTTCGGCGCCGGTTGTCGTCGATGACCTCACAGAAACGTGGTCCGACTTCCGGCCCGACAAGATCCGGGCCGCCATCGCCGCGCGGGGGATCAACCCGTGACGACACACCGAGGAACATCGAACACCAATGCGCGTGGATCTGCGGCATCGCGGCGACGTCGCAAGCAGTGGCTTCTCGACACGTTCGGCGACGGCACCACCTGCACATGCTCCACCTGCCCCGAGGTGTTGACGTTCGACACGATCACTGTCGACCGGTATCCGGTCGCTGGTGTCGACGGCGGCCGGTATGTGCGTGGCAACATCCGCCCGCAGTGCGCGTTGTGTGCGTCACGGCAGGGCGCCAGCATGTCTCACACACGCCGGAGGGCTGCGCGGCTGGCTGTGGCCGCTGTGGTGGCCGCCGCTGCGCTCTCTGGCTGCAGCTCGCCGTCGGCCGCTGCGGACGGCACCGGCAACGCACCCGGTGATGTGACGGTGCATTGGGTGGATACGCCGCACGGCCGGGTGCTGTGCGTGTCGGAGGAACATGTCGGCGCGTCCGGCCTCGGGCTCGGTATCTCGTGCGACTGGGGCAATGCGAAATGAGCGACCGCGCAACATTGGAACTGCATGACCGCATCCGATTCGACCGGGCCGACGGGCGCTGTGAGTGCACCGGAAAATGCGGCTACAGCCACAAGTTCGGTGCGATCAAGCAGTGCACCAACACCCACGGCCGGCCCGCAGTGCACGGCACCGACAAGATGGTTTCCCTCACAGTGCAAGCGCTCGACGGTAACGAACGCAACCAGTCCGAGGTGAACCTGATCGCCATGTGCCAGGCGTGCGCGAAACGTCACCGCGCACGCGTGAAAGCCGCCGCGGAGCGTGCCGCAGAGAAAGCCGCCGCGGCGGTTGATGCTGGCGGGCTGTTCGACCTCGAACTGGACGTGTCAGCCGGGCAAGGCTCACACACGCTCTAACCGGCACTGGCACAACACAACTGAATAGGCGCGGCATGACCCTGACCATCCCCGACATTCCACCCGACGGCGACACGCTGACCGCTGCGCTCGCGTACGCGGCCGCCGGTTGGTACGTCATCCCGATCAAACGCGGCACCAAACACCCCGGCTCCATTCTTGGCAGGTCGTGGCAGCGGCAGTCCACCCGCGACACCGACCAGATCGTCGCATGGTGGGCCGGTACTGATAACGGCATCGCGTTGCACTGCGGCCGGTCCGGCGCTGTCGTGCTGGACATCGACAATCCCGACAAGATCCCCGACGTCATCCGTCAGCATGGCGGCCAACCGCCAGCGCAGCTCACCCGACCCGACACACCCGACCGAAAGCACCTGGTGTATCAGGTGCCTGCAGGCCGCCAGCTCGGCAACGGCAACGGGCAACTCGGCGGCGCCTGGGGTGAGGTCCGCGGCCAAAACGGTGTGATCGTCGTCGCGCCGTCCTACCACCCGGAGGGCGGCGAATACCGCTGGCTGACAACCGGCCCAGTGCCCGTGCTGCCCGAACCGATCGCCGCGATGCTGCCCGATGCTGACATGGTCGACGCGGACGCAGCTACCGACGAGCAAGTCGCAGCGTTCCTCGACTCGCACACCGCTGGCAGCAACCCGGGTCTGATCGGTGCGCTTGTGAACCGTTTCCGGCAGCGCATTGAGGCAGGCGAGTCGCGGCATCAGACCGGCGCGTCGATGCTGTCGTGGGCGATGGACGAAGCGGTGGCTGGCATCTACTCGGCGCGTGAAGCAGACAGTGCGCTGCGGAAGCTGTTCATTGCGTCCAAGACGGAAGTTGCGGAAGCTGGCGGCCGGCCGGTGCTGAGTCAACGCGCGGCCGCACGTGAATGGGACGGCATCAGGGCGTGGGCTGTCGGGCGTGCGTTGGCGAAGACGACCGACCGGCGTGCGGAACGTGCGGAACGTGCCGCCACTGTGCCGCGTGACGACGCGGCCGCGTTCAACATGCTGGCTGGTGTGGGGCGGCAACCGGGCGTGCAGCCCCCGAGTGCCGCGCAGCCGGACGTCGCGCAAGCCGCATCGCCGTCCATGTCGGCGCAGGCTGCGTTTCTGACGGGCGGTGCGCCAGCGTTGCCACCGCCACCGGTGGTTGACGACGAGCAGGCGGTGAAGCCACTGCGGTTGGTGAAGGCGTCGAGCATCCGTTCGACCATGCCAACGTGGGCTTGGGAGTACGCCGGAGCGGGCCGCATCTTGAAGGGCGGCCTGACCTTGTTTGCGGGACGTCCGGCCGCAGGTAAGTCCACTACTGCCCGCTGGTTCGCTGCGTCGTGGACGAACGGCACTGTGCCGGGGTGCTGGGAGGGCAAGCCGGTGAACGTCGCGTATATCGCGACTGAGGAAGCGTGGAACCACACGGTAGTGCCGTCGCTGAAAGCGGCAGGCGCAGACATGGATCGCGTGTTTTTCATTCAGCGTGGCGACAACCCGGCCCGGGTGAAAGCGAAAGCCGACGAGGTTGAGCTGACAGAGATGTTCCTCGACGCCGACGTCCGTGCGGTGTTCCTCGATCCGCTCATGTCGACGATCGGCGGCAGCGACGACACGTACCGGTCGAACGAGGTTCGCGAGGCGCTGGACCCGTGGGTGCGGATCAGCGAAGCGATCGACGGTGTCGCACTGGGCATCACGCACCTGACGAAGAACGCGAAGAACGTGACCGCCGGCATCAACGGTTCGTCCGCGTTCGGCGAGGTTGCGCGGTGCGTGTTCGGTTTCGCGGTCGACAAGGAAGCCGACGATGGTACACGCGTCATGACGCAAGACAAAAACTCGTCAGGCATCGGTGGACTGAACTTGGCGTACCGCATTGGGCAGCAGATGGTCACGTTCGACGACGGCGGCACAGGCCCGATGGCCCGGTTTGAGCTGATCGGCACGACAGACCGCACAGTCAGCGACCTGCTGTCAGAAGAGCAAGCCAGCGGCAACGGCGGCCGGTCGGCGAAAAACGAGTGCATGCAGTGGCTTAAAGGCTACTTGACAACGAAAGGCCCGACACCGTCGCTTGAGGTGCGCGCCGCCGGCGCCGACCTCGGTTTCTCGGAATCGGCGATCAAACGGGCCGCGCAGAAGCTCGACATTCAGCAGGAACGTACCCGCGAAGTCCCATCGAAAACCCTGTGGCGTTTGCCATCCGACACAGAAAGTGACGACGAGTGACCGGCCAGGAACGGCAACTACGCAGCTACCAGCTCGAAGCGGTTGAATCTGTCGAGGCCGAATGGGCGAAAGGGAACCGCACATCGGTGGTGATCCCAACGGGCGGCGGCAAATCGACGGTCATCGCCTCGCTAGCAGCGCGTGCCTACCAGCGCGGCGATCGTGTCGTGATGCTGGCGCACCGCGCCGAGCTGTTGACCCAGATGGCTACCGCAGTTGCGCAGGTTGATCACAGCATCCCCATGTACGACATAGGGATTGTGCGCGGCACTGACAATGATTGCGACGCTGGCATTATCGCCGCGACACTGCAAACGTTGGCGAACTCCCGCCGACTGCAGGCGGTGTTGCCGCGACATGTCACGCTCGTCGACGAGTGCCATCATGCCGGCGCCAGCTCGTACCACGAGGTGCTGGACAACCTGGGCGCGTTCGACGGGTTCTCGAAGCTATGCGGGTTCACAGCGACGATGCACCGCGACGGCAACAGCGGTGTCGCGTTGGCTGACGTGTTCACCACAATCGCGTTCGAGCGTGACCTAGGATGGGCGATCGACGAGGGTTTCCTCGTGGAGCCGTACGGAATTGTGGCGCACACCGACGCGCTCGACGCGCTCGAAAATCTGCGGCTGGTGGCCGGCGACTACGGGCCGAAACAGTTAGCTGCCGTGATGGAGGCGTCCGAAACCATCCGTTTCGTCGCGGCCGCGATCCACGAGTATGCACGCAACCGCCGCATGGTGGTGTTCGCAGCATCCGTGAAGCAAGCCGAGATGCTGTGCAACACACTCGAAGCAATTGGGATTGCCGCGCAGTGGGTGAACGGCAGCATGCCGTACAAGAAGCGGCTGCCGATCTACGACGCATTCCGCAACGGCACCATCCAAGCTCTGATCAACGTCGGCATCTTGACTGAAGGCGCGGACTTCCCGATGTGCGATGCGGTGGTGTTGGCGCGGCCAACGCGGTCGATGAACCTGTACACGCAGATGGTTGGGCGGGCGATCCGGCTGCATCCCGGCAAGACCGACGCGCTGGTGTTGGACATTTCCGGCCGCGGCGACGGTGTCGTCACGCTCAACGACCTGCGAGACGGTGTGGAAATCAAACACGTCGGCGACCGTAAGACGTTCGACGACGGCGAGCTGGTCGACCCGGCTGAACGGGCACCGCGCGAGAAGGTGGAGCGGGAAGAGTTCACGCTGCAGATCACTCCGGGCGGCATGACAGCACGCGATTTTCATCTGCTGCCAGATCGGGCGTCGAAACGCTACCGGCAGACCGAAGGTGGTGTGTTGTTCGTCGACACGCAGACAGATCGGCGTGCGGTGGTGTTGGTGCGCGAGGGTGACCTGTGGCGTGTCGGCACGGCGAACACACGCAGCGGCGAATTCGCGTTGTCGTCGGTGCGGATGAGCTTCGAGGAAGCCGACAAGGTGGCGAGCATCGCGGCCGGGCAGCTCGGCGGGGTGCGCAACAAGCCGCGGTCAAGTGAGGTGCCGTCGGAGAAGCAACTTGCGTTCGCGGCCGGACTGGGCATCGACACGGAAGGCTTGAACCGCGGCAAGTTGTCGGATGCGATTACGACGCGGCTGGTGTCGCGGGTGGTGGACGGGCAGTTGCCAAGCCGGATCGAAGAGCCACCGGCACCGGTCGAACCGCCGCGGGTGGCATTCCGCCAAGCGGGCTGACGGCATGACGGTGGGCGGTGATAACAAACACCGCCCTACGGTGTGGTCCACAACTTCATAGCGGGAGGCAGCAACTTCATGGGCCGCAGCATGCGATCGGCGAAAGCCGCTGGCGCCAAGTTTGAACGCGACGTCGCCGACTACCTTGCGGAGCGTGTCGACGACCGGATTGACCGCAGGGTGAAGACCGGCGCGAAAGACCGCGGCGACGTCGGCGGCGTGCGGCTGCACGGCCAGCGTGTCGTGATCGAGTGCAAGAACGTCGCCACCATGTCGCTGCCGCAGTGGATACGCGAGGCGCAGATCGAGGCCAGCAACGACGACGCGCTGGTCGGTGTTGTGGTGCACAAGCGGCACGGCACCGGCGACGTCGGCAAGCAGTGGGTGTCGATGACGTTGGACGACCTGGTGGCGATCCTGACCGGCGAGAAGGTCGTGCATTGATGGCAGACGGCACGTGCGGACACTGCGGCCACGCTGGCATGCCTGCCGGGCTGGCGATCTGCTGGGATTGCGCGAAGTTGCTGCGCAAGTACCTCGCGGAGGTGCCGTGGTACGTGGCGCGGCTGCGCGAAACCGCGTACGGCGAAGCGAAAACCGGGCGCCCCGGCTTGCGTGTGTCGACGGGGGAGAAGCTGCCCAGCCCGAAGCTGAACGAACGGGCCGCCGGATTGCTGCGCGACGCGAACATTCGTCTCGGCGAGATGGTTCGGCAGGTGATCGCTGACGAGAAGTGGGACGCGTCGAACAGTGCGCGTGCCCTGCAATCCGAGATAGGTCGGCTGATGGTGTACCCGTATGCGGCCGACGCGATCACGTGGGCGATCGGGTGGCGGCAGGACGCGGAGCGGGTGATCGACTTGCCGCCGGATCTGAAGTACGCCGGCCCTTGCCAAGCGATGCGGTACGACGAATACCGAGAGGCGAACGGTGAGCCTGTCCGGCAAGGGCAGCGCAGCCGGTGCAACGCTGCGCTGTATGTCGACGAGCGTGACCAGACTGCGACGTGCCCACGGTGCGGCACGCTGTGGACTGTCGAAATGCTGCAGCGGAAAGCGCTGACGCGTGTCGACGAGTCACCGAAGTCAGCGGCCGACATGTGGCGTCTGCTGAAACTGTGCGGCCGCGACGTTCCGCGCAGCAGCTTCTACCGACTGATGCAGCGCGTCGAAGCGCACAGCGTTGTGGACGGCACACCGATGTACACGTACAGCAGTGTGGTTGCCGCGCTGGATGAGCAGGAACGCGCCGCGTTGAGCAGGGGCAACCGCAAGCGCGCCAAAGGAAAACAGCCGTCGACTGTTGATCATTCAACACGTGACGCGGTATCGTGCTGATCAGTCAACACAGCACCCGGAGGGGGTTCGAGCCATGCGGTACCGCAGTGTTGGGGTTTCGTGTGATGCTGCAGATTTCGAGGGCATCTCCGGGGGTGCTTGCAGTCGCACAGTCGAGCTGACCGGCGGTGTGTCGTTCGGCGACGTTGAACGGGCTGCGGCGGGCGAAGGTTGGTGCAAAGTCGGCCGTGGTGCCACGGCGCGGTATTTATGCCCGAAGCATTGCGCGGAGTACAACCGCGAATAAGTGTTGACACGTCAACACCTGAGATTTAGTGTTGATGTATCAACACAAGGGGATAGGAGCCCATGACATGAACAAGCAGACCGTGCGGACAATCTCAGAAACACTGACGTCCATGCCGTTCGGTGCGGGAATCGGGTCGAGCGCAAACACCGAACTGCTGGCCGCCGACAACGACGGTGAGGTAGTCGAACTACTGTCCGACTACCTGGAGAAGCTGCAAGCACGACTCGCCATACACGCGCGCCACCACAACCAGGTCGTGCGTGAACTGATGCAACTGCAGAGCGACCGCGAGGCGGTACGCCGATTCTTCGGAATCGGCCTGGCGCCGTCGGATGCGCAGTGACAGCGCACAACGATGCACGCGCATCAGCCGTCCGCTACTTCCGCGGATGGCTGGCCGCCGCCGTCGCAACATCCATCCTCGGAAACGTCGCACACGCACTGCTCAGCGACGCCGGAAGCCCAACCATCGCCGCCGCGATCGCGTTCCTGCTGCCCATCGGTTTGCTCGGCTCAACACACGGCGTGCACAAGCTCGTCGCAGCCGGGATAGTTGGCCGCGCGTACACCGCAGCACTGTGGATCTCAGTTGCAACGGTCGTCGCGGCGTTCGCGCTGTCGTTCGTCGCGCTCGCCGAACTGGCCGCGCAGTGGGCCGCCATCCCCGTGTACATCGCATGGCTGGTGCCCGTGTTCGTCGACCTGAGCATCACCGGATGCACCGTTGCACTGTTCGCACTGTCCAACGCGGAACGCAACGATCTGCTCGAAGTTGAGCCCACAGAACGCGACACGTACACCGACATGTTCAGCGCACAGCCCGACGTGGTGCACACACCGGTGCACACCGACGCACATCCGGTGCGACACGAAACGCAACGCCCTGACCTGCGCGAACCTGAGCCAGTCGAGGCGGCCGCACCGAGGTTAACTGTCTCTGAGCTGGTGGCGCGTGACGAAGCTGAACGTGCCGATGCGCAGCGCATCACAGACGATCATCACGCCGAAGCGGAACGCATCGTCAAGGCCGGTGTCACCCGCATCGACCGCGGCAAGGTCGCCGCGGTGCTGCATGAACATGCGCAAGGCGGTCGGCCGTCCATGATCGCCCGCAAGCTCAACGTCGGCTACCCGACCGTGCAACGCATCATCGACCACACAACTGAACAACGCCAGGAAGTGAACGCATGACCCTCACCGTCACAGACCTTTTCAGCGGCGCTGGCGGATCGTCCGAAGGGCTACGGCAAGCCGGATGCCACATCATGATCGCCGCCAACCACAACCCAACTGCCGTGTCGACCCACCAGCTCAACCACCCGGAAACCGAGCACCGGTGCGCCGACCTGTCCGAAACCGACTGGCGCACCTTCCCTGCAACAGACGTCGCATGGGTGTCCCCGTCGTGCGTGTGGCACGCCCGCGCCGGCGGCCGGAAACGCCCACCTGCCGAAGTGGAACGCATGCGCGTCGACGCTGGCGCGATCGACCGGGCCACCGCGTTCGCCGTCGTCGAAGCTGCCGAGGTGCACCGCTACCCGATCATTTTCGTCGAGAACGTGCCCGAATTCACCGACTGGACACTCTTCAACTGGTGGTGCGACGGATTGCGTACGCTCGGCTACCTGCTGCAAATGATGGTGCTCAACGCCGCCGATTTCGGGCACGCGCAGCACCGCAAACGCTGGTTCATGGCCGCGACACAACCGGGCATCACTCTGGACTTGACACCGCCGGACGTCACGCCCGCGTACGCCGCCGGCATTCTCGACGACGATCGAGGTAAGCCGGTAACCCGGAAGTTGTACGTGTCGCCGCAAATCGACGCGATCACCGACACCAACGTGCCGCATCTCGTCACATATCGGCGCAACGCCAAGCCGCGCCGCGCCGACCGGTCCGTGCTGGCGACTGTCACCGCGGGCGGAAACCATCACGGCGTTGCGCTCGTCGACGAACACGGGCAGCAGTGGCACCGCATGCTGAACAATCGGGAATGTGCCCGCGCGCAAGGGTTCCCCGACACGTACGAGTTCATCGGCACAGCCGCCGATGTGAAACGGCAGATCGGCAACGCCGTCCCAGTTGGCGTGGCGCGTTGGCTGGGGGAGCGCGCCACCGCAGCGCTGGACGTGAAGGCTGCAGCATGACCGCCCCGAACTACCGGCATGCCCGCGACATACCCGACACCGTGTTCCTGCACGCCGTGTTCGCCGGCCAACGCGCAAGGCGCGGCGCCGCGATGCGGCAAGACGTGACCCGGCTGCTCGGCGGCCTGCCCGTCGACGCGCACGTCGCGGCCGACGAAGTGCCCGGGGTGCCGTGGAAAGTGGTGCTCGCCAAATTCCGGCGGGTCAAAGGCCGCGGCCTGGTCGGCGGCTGTGACTGCAGTTGCCGTGGCGACTGGGAACTCACCCCGAAAGGGCAGCGCATCCTACTGCTGTCGGTCATCCTCAACACTGTTGTGTGGTGCGCCGAATGAGCGACTACTACATGCAATGCGACGGCAAGCTGACCGGCCCGTTCCCGACGTACACACGCGCAATGGAAGAGAACGCCCGGGAACTCTGGTACGGGGCGCCAGTCGGCGAACTGCGGGTACTGCTCGACGTCGGCAGCGTCAACGCACTCGACGACCGCGAGCTGCGCGCACTGCTGCACCATGACCCGCTACTGGCCGCCATGTTCGCGCTCGGTCACCGCTGCGGGCGGAAGGCGACATGGTGAACGTCGCAGAGCAATACCCTGCCCACACCGACACCAACGGGGTGACGTGGTTCCGGCCGGCCCGCGATCCCGGCCTCGACTTCTCGCAGTGGGGCTGGACGTCGCAGCGCGAACAAGCACACCCCGACTACCGTGCACACTACGACGCGCAGACCGGCGGCCTGCATCCTGCACGGCCGTGCGGCGGCGACTGTGCCGGATGCGTCGAGACTGCGGAAGGCGCGGCGCCGTACCGCTGGGGTTTCCCACTGGCACGCAGGTGGCTGTGCCGCACATGCCAGACACCATGCAGTGCTGACCGCCCGTTCTGCAGCGATGTGTGCGCCGCCGCTGGTGTCGAAGCTGGCCCGCACACTGTGGTGCACACCGACACTGGCGACACCGCGCCGTGCGCCGGCCCGGCCGGCTGCCTGCCATGCCACGTGACCGAGAGGGAAGCGTCAGTGCAGGCGAAAGCTGAAGAGCGTGCGACCGCATACGGCCGCGCGTTGGCGCAGGTGTTCGAGCTGGCGGGCGGTGGCCTCGCCATCGTGCCGCGCGACCCGCTGCCGGTGGAGCCGCTCGGCGAGCTTGGCGACGAGTGGACGCACGCTGGCTATGTGGATGAGACCCAAGGGGGGTTTTTGTGGTGATTGACGTATCGAGCACTGTGCCGTTCCCGCACTATCACGCCCGCCGGGCCGCGAAGGTGCTCGGCGTGCCTCGGGCCGTCGCCGACGCGATGGCCGACGCGGGCAAGGTCCGCGCCGCGCGTGTGAAGGACGGGCAAGGCGGCTGGGTGTGGGCGCTCGACGCGCAGCGGATTGACGAGCTGGCCGAGGGTAACGCGCGCACCGGGCTGCATCCCGAGTGGGCGTGCGGCCGTGACTGCAGCGGGTGTGTCGGCGAGGGTGAGGGCGCATGATCGCGCTCACGGAACTGCGCAGCGACGAGACGGGCGTGCACTACTGGCGCCGCGGGGCCGACGGCGAGCGCATCGAGATAACCCGCGACGAGTGGCTGCGGCTGACGTTCTGGCCTGAGTCGCCGATCTTCGACCAGGTGGTCGACGACCTCGACGCCTGCCGCAACTGCCTGACCGTCGACTGTGGGTGCTGCCCCGGCTGCGGTGGCACCGACGCCGACCTCGACCCGCCGGGCTCGCACGGCTATGCGTGCGTGATGTGATGCTGTCCGTTGATCACAACATGGACGTGGCGCGGCAACGCCGCAAAATCATCGGCCGCATCCAAACCGAAGACGACGACCACGCCGCCGCATACCTCATCCACCTGCTTGCACAGTTCGACGCAGCCGTAGCGGCCGGAACGCCACGACCGGCCCGCGAATTTCTGTACATGTTCGCCGAAGAGTTCGACCGGCCAGACCCAAAGTGACACAACGTGATGCACCTGTCGGTGCCGCACGGTACGCTCCACCCAACATCAAACAGGAGGCACACAGAATCATGGGCAAGCACAGCGCGAAACGTGCGAGCGTCACCACCAGCCTGATCGGCGGCCTGCTCGCGTTCGGCGCCATTGCCACCGCGACGCCGGCCGCAGCAGACGTTGACGACGCGAACACCACGGCACCCGCAGACAACACACCAGCACCCGCAGCGGCACCCGCCGCGCCGAAGGCCACCGTCGGTGGTGGCGACATCAAGAGCACGGTGCGGACAGTGCTGGAACTGGGGCGCGAGCGGCCGCTGCAGAAATACCCGGCGCCGCTGGTCCGCTACGCGCAGGTGTGGGGCGACTCCATCTTCAAGAAGTACACCGGCCCCGACGGCGAGCTGTTGGACGACCCGCTGAAGATCAGCGAGTCCCGCCTTGCGAAGGAATACCGCAAGGCGTTCGGCGCCGCAGCCAGCGACCCTGACGTTGTCGCGGTGTGCGGCAACAGTGACGGTTGCGACGGCTACATCAAGGGCGTGCTGAACACGCCGCTGCCGCAACTGCCGCGGCTGTCGCAAGCCGACCGTCTCAACGTGACCGGATACGCGCAACGCACCGGCGGCTGCAAAGGCTTACCCACCGGTGCGTTGCAGCGCTGCCAAACAGCCAAGTAGCCGGGCACACACCCCCAGCACCACCTCAACGGCGCTCCACATCAACTGTGGGGCGCCGTTTTTGTGCGCGCGGCATGACCCCAAGCAGTGAACACAATCAGCGCTTTACGTTGTGCGGGCTCGACCAAATCGAGCGTAGGGATAGGAGCCCGCACAGCAATGACCGCAACACGCATCAACCCCCAACTCGTCAACTTCGCCAGCGAAATCGACGACGACACACTGAAGCAAGCCGAACAAACCGCCAGCATGCCGTTCGTGTATCCGCACGTCGCACTCATGCCCGACGCACATTTCGGCAAAGGCAGCTCGGTCGGCACAGTCATCCCCACCCAAGGCGCCGTCATCCCGGCCGCCGTCGGCGTCGACATCGGCTGCGGCATGATCGCAGCCCGCACCACCTACACCGCGCAAGACCTCGACGACCGCATGGCCGCCACCGGGCATGGGCTGGACACGCTGCGCGCCTCGATTGAATCCGCCATCCCCATGTCGGCCGGTGGATACAACAAACGGCTCGACCGGTACCCGTTCACCGCCGCGCGCATCGTCGAACTCGACCATCGCGCGTTCGAGCTGAACATCGACCTGACGCACTCGCCGAAATGGCGCGAACAGCTCGGAACACTCGGCGGCGGCAACCATTTCATTGAACTGTGCCTCGACCAGCTCGACCGCGTCTGGCTGTTCCTGCATTCCGGGTCTCGTGGTGTCGGCAACAAGATCGCGCAGAAACACATCAAGGCCGCCCAGAACGCCTGCGAGGGCATCGAACTGCCGTCCAAGGATCTGGCGTACCTCACCGAAGGCACACCCCAATTCTACGAGTACCTACGTGAACTGCATTGGGCGCAACGATTCGCGTACTCGAACCGCGCCGAAATGATGGACCGGTTCGCGCGCGCATTCGCGAACTGGATCGGCACACCCGTCGACGACGTCTCAGCGTTCATCGCCGAAACCATCAACACCCACCACAACTACACCGAGCAGGAAGAACACGGCGGCCGGTTCGTGTGGCTCACCCGCAAAGGCGCCATCGACGCACACGAAGGTGTGCGTGGCCTCATCCCCGGCAGCATGGGCACCTGCTCATACGTCGTCACCGGCAAAGGCAACCCCGAAGGGTTGTGCTCAGCACCGCACGGCGCTGGCCGCCGCTACTCCCGCACGAAAGCCCGGAAACTGTTCACCGCAGACGATTTGGCGGACCGTATGCGCGGCATCGAATACCGGCACGGCGACGCGTGGATCGACGAAATCCCCGACGCGTACAAGCCGATCGACGTCGTCATGCACGACGCCGCCGAGCTGGTCACCGTCGACGCCGAGCTGCGGCAAATCCTGAACGTCAAGGGGCAGTGACCCATGACGTACATCGAAGTGCGGACCGATCACCGCCAACAAGGCACCACCACACTGCTTCTCGACGTCGCAATCGCCAACGCACGCCGCGGCCTCAACGTCGTGTTTTGGTCAGCATCGGCCCGACTGTCGGAGAATGCATTTCACCTCGCAGCCCGACTCGTGCCGGCTGTCGACATGGAGGCTGGCGTGAAAGTGTGCGCCGCCAACGGTCGGCAGGAAATCCGCTACCCCGAATCGGGTGGCCGCGTGCGGTTCGCGTGGAGCGGTGCGCAGCGCATCACCGTGCCACCGCGGGGCATCGAAATCATCGACGGGATCGACTTCACCAGTAGCGTGTCCCGCCGCAACGAAGACGGGAGCTGGTCATGACCGACCACAAGGCGCACGTGCACCTGCGCGCCGACAACGGCAGCGTCGCAGCACTGCACGTCGGCAACATCACCCTCGGCTCGCCAGACAACCCGACAGGCCTAGTGCTCGACGGCACCATGAAGCCCGTCGGCCGCATGTCAGCCGACGGCATCGAAATCAAATACACCGACCGCCCCGACGTTTCCCTGTTCGGCGACGAAAAGCTGCGCACCCTGCAAGACCGGCGCGACATTTCGTTCAGCCTCAACCTTGAGCGTGTCAACCCGGCCGCATGGCACGCCGCGTTCGGTGCACCACCCGCACCCGCCCCGACGCTGCGCAGCGCAGCAATCGACGCATGCGCAGCATTGCGCACACTGCTGTGCGTACTGCGCATCACATTGCGCGTTGCGCTACTCGAAACATGGTGGCGGCTCGATGATCTGCTGCTCTGGTCGTGGATCGACCCGCTGCGGGAACGCTGGGAAGCGCTGCGCCGCTACCCGTGGCGTCGGCTGCCCGGTTACGAAATCCGGCTGTGGGACAAGGAATTCACACACCTGTACACCGAACACGGCAAGCCCGAGCCGCTGCGCAAATGGGCGCGGCGCACAACCTCCTACGCATGGAAGGTGCTGCGGCATGGCTGACAGCGCAACAATCTACGACACGCGCAACGCCGCGGGCGCCCGGCTGCGTGCATTCCATCGCGAGCTGTACCCAGACGTCGAAATGACGCAACGCGACCTGTGCATACTCGCGCCATGCTGCAGCGCCGGCATGCACTCGCGTTTCCGCCGGCAGCACGGCGAACGCATCCGGCAGTACAACCCGTGGATTTTCGGTATCGACCATCTCGGCGCGTGGCGCGAACCGTGGCCGCAATGGTTGCGTCGAATCATGAAGGAGGCATTGCGACATGGCTGACAACGAAACCGTGCTGTTCCTCGACGGCCCACTGGCAGGCCAGGAGCGCCAAGTGCAAGCCGACGCTACCGACCGGCCGAAGTATGACCTGATCGAGGCACTACAGCAACCAACACCCCAATGGGATGCGGATGATGCGTCGCCAGTGCTGCCATCATCCACAGTGACGTACCGCGTCAAACGGAGCCGGTTTCGTCGCGGGCCGAAGTGGGTTGCAGCACTGGGGGAGAAGGTTGGCGAACGCGTCCAGTGCGTTCAGGTGTACACCCTCGAAGCACGGCAGGCGATGGGCGTGGACGTCTTCAACAAGATCGTCGAGCGCCACGCGCGGGAAGCGCTCGCACGGACATGCGCCGAGGTCGGACTGGTGCCCGACGACGTGCATAAGGCGTTCGCCGGAAGCCTTCAGGATGCCGAGAGTTGGCTGGGTCCGTGGCCTAAGCCGTACGAGTTCGAGCAGGAAGACGCCGCGAGGACCGTACTGCAATTCGCGCGCGACCATCGCGGGGGCTGCACCGACCTGCAGTACGTGGTGTACCACGCCGTTGCCATGCCAGCACCGAAACCGGAAGTGGAGGCTGTCGGGCAATGGGCGTGACACGCGCAGCGCGCTCCCAGGGCGACGATCACCTGAAGCACTGGCCGGAAGGCACACACCTGCACTTTGAACGGCGCGACGACGGCCGCGTGTTCATGTGGATGTACGGCTGCCGCTACGAACTGCGTACCGTCGACATGCGACGCATAGATCCCGACTGGATGTATCAAGACGTCCTGCGCGCGTTCGTCGACGACCCGCTGCACGAGTTCACGTTTCGCGCGGTACGGGCGCCCGAACCATCGCCGCCGCCGCCGCGGCGATGGTCAACCACGATGGGATTGAGGAAACCGAAATGACCGACACGCAACATGCACCGCAGCCACGCGGCATCGGACGCATGCGGGATCTTGCGCATGCGCAGAACCCTGCACTCGTCGCGGAAGCGATGCGACAGGAGGCGGACAGGCAGCGGTTGCGTCGCCTGTTCGGCCCCACCCGCTGACCGACACAAATATCGCCCGGACGCCCATCACCGCGTCCGGGCGATTTATTCCATGTTGACATGTCAACACTACGTGCTATTGTTGATGCATCAACACGGGATAGGAGTTCAGCATGATCGTTACCTTCACCACCGCCGACGGTGCCGAGGCTTGCATCCGCATCAACCGCGACGTCACCGAAGACCGCGCCTGCCACCTCGCCAGCGTCGCCCTCGCCCGCGCCGGTCATGCCGGTTTCTGCATCCGCGCCGTTCGTCCCACCTAAATGCGGCCGACCGGCAAAGGTGAGTGCACGAAGCTTTGCGCGACGTATTACAATGTATTACACTAGGAGCATCATGGCGAAATGGGTAGCAGACCGGGCAGAACACCTCGCGCGGCACGACGTGACGATCGAACAGGCCGAGGAAGCGCTCAACGACGCTGCGCGCGTCACACTCGACCCAGACCCGGCGTCGAAGAGCGGCCGCGGGGTGCGCGTCATCGGCTACAGCCCCAGCGCGGGCACCATCCTGTGCGTGCTCACAGTGGTGCACGAGGGCGTGCTGTACGGCTCGACCGCATACCCAGCGAACGGTACCTACCGGCGGATTTACCACGAAGGAGCGTGACATGAGCAACAAGCCCAGCGCTGAGCTGAAAGACATCCTCAACGAGGTGGCGCGTGACGCAGAAGTGCATGACATGGTTAGCGACGACGTCGACCTGACCGACGTCAAGGTCACCCGCGGCGGCCCACGCACCCGTGTGCTGCAGATCCGACTCAACGACGACGAGCTGGCAGAGCTTGAACGACAGGCCACCGCGCGTGACCTGCCCGCGTCGACGGTGGCGCGCGAGATCCTGCTGCGGGCACTCTTCCCACGGAAGTCTGGCACCGCCACGCGTGCGGACTTTGCAGAGGCAATCCTTTCGTACGTCGACTTCGTTGTTGATCGTCAGCTCGCGGCCCGCGTTGGGAGCGGTGTGCTCGGCGCAACATCCGAGGCGCACACAGCGCCATGAGCGAACGTTCAGACCTAAACGCATAGCGCGCGACGTCCCACGGGCGCCCCGAGGCCACACCGGCAACGGGGCGCCCGTTTTTAGTGTTGACCCGTCAACATGCAGGTGTTATTGTTGACATGTCAACACGGGATAGGAGCCCAGAATGTTCAAGATGATCGTTCAACTACACCTCCGCACCGAGGTCACCGAACACGCCACCATCGCTGACGCACGCGAACGGCTCGCCCGCATCTGCTCCGCGGCCGGCGTGCGCGTCGAAGGCAACAACGAAACCGGCGAGTTGATCGCACTCACCCGCGAAGGCAACGACAACCCGCTGGTGAACTGGAACTACGGCGCCTACCTGATCGCCGAGGTTGATACCGACGCGCTGGTGCATGTCGTCGAGCATGACGGCGGCCGCGAAGAATTCCCGTCGGAAGCCGAAGCGCGGCACTTCCAAACCACGATCGCGTCCGGCAGCAGTCGGCACACCGAACGCACGGCCGCCTAGCTGGCCCTGTAGCGGACCGCGGCGCCCCGATGGTGTGAAACCACCCGGGCGCCGCGGCTGTCGCCCCACAATCCCCCTGACGTTTGTGGCGCAACGCAACGCAGCGTATCCGACCATCATGCGAATGCATGTTGACGCATCAACACCACTCACAGTCGCCCCGCAGCCACACGGCCGCGGGGCGTATCAATCTGCGCGGCAAGGCTAAACGCATTGATACGTTCAAACATCCTAAAGTTCCCGAACGTCTCAAACATTCGCATCGAGATAGGAGCCGAACGTGAACCGCGAACCAGAGCAAGTGAAGTGGCTGCGCCAATACCTCACCCTCAACGGAGAAACCCCGTCAGCCGACGTCAGAGCCGCGGGATTGGCAGCCGGATTCAGTGGGCAGCAGATCAGTCGGGCCGCCGCGCAGCTGCGCGTTCAGGCGCGGCGCGAACGCGCCGTGCCGCCGCGAACCACCTGGTCACTGGCGTCGGGGCCTGCGGAAATGCCCGACGAGGTGCGGGCCACCGCGCTTCGGGCCGCGCGGCTCGGTCAGCACGACCTTGCCGCGGTGATGGCGCGCGCATACACCAACGTGAGGCAAGCCGACCTCGGAGCTGTGGCCGCAGTGCTGGAAGCGTACGCACGTCAACTGCGAGACAGGCCGGCCGCGCACACGTAGACCGGGCAGTCCAGTCAGGTCGGCCAGTTAGGTCACTCGCGCGCGTATACGTTCAAAGTGACCTAACTGTGCGATCTTTGAGATGTTTACGCGTGCGCGTACGCGTATATAATTATTTCTAGCTGAACTAACTATATATATCAATCCATATACAGTTAGATCACTGCGAACGTATACGCGCGCGAGCTGACCCGACTGGACTGACCCGACTGGCAGCCAGCTCGCACAGCCGCACGGCGGCCCCAATCCACGGTGGCCCCAACGTCCCGCAGCCGACCCCTCACCGCAGCCGTCGAAAACCACACACCGGCCCCGCTGCCCAGCGTGTATCAAACGCGCGGCATGGCCGTTTCCGATGTGGCGCGCGAACGCTTAGACTCACAAACGCAACAGCACAACTGTGCCCAAAACACGGCGCCCGGCTCAAAAGGCCAGGCGCCGTTACTGGTTTCACGGCACGCTGAGCAGCGACGGCCGGCATGATCCACGCCGCCGAACACGCGCCAGCAGTTACCGTCCAAGACATGCCCGCCGTTGACGCCCTGGCCCTGGCCGTAAAGCCATCAACGGTTATCGACAATCGCCCCTGAGTGTGGCCGGTCACCCACAACACGGGGCAGAAACGAACACGTACCGACACGCCAACGTGAGGTGCGACGGCGGGCACACAAACCACAGCGGAGGTAGAAACGCATGGCCGACCACCAGCACAGCGAGCATGACAACGACGCCGACATCGTCGAACTGCCCGAGAGCGACATCACCGTAGACGCGCTCACAGGCACCCAGCAGGCCGCCACGCAGGCGCCGCGCATCAAAGGGTCATGCAGCAACCCCAACTGGAAGCCGACCGTGTACGAGCCGTACAGGCCGTGACAGTCACACGGAACACAGCGCGCCGCGAACGGTTCCGACGGCAGATCAAACGCGGCGCCAACGGCAATCCGCCACACCCAGACTGCCACCGGTGCGGCGACCCGATCGACTACGAAGCGCACCACCTCGACCCACTCAGCTTCCAGATCGACCACATCACCCCGTTGAGCCGGGGTGGCACAGACACGCTCGACAACGTCGCAGCCTGCCACCGCAAATGCAACCGCGACAAAGGCGACAAGCTCGAAGCCGAGCTGTCCGGCGCCGTCACGTTCATCACGGCGCGCGAATGGAAGCCCTAGCCCAAAAATAGGGCCCGACCTGCAGTTTTACGGTCAGCAAACACGGCAAGCCGTGCAAAAAGCCTCTGACCTGCGGTTTTAGGGGTGGGGGCGCACCCCAGTAAGCGAGTCAGCTGCCCCTCGTGGCAT